AATCAATATATTATCTATTTTTATACAATATTTAACACAATTAAAGCGAAAATATTCCGGAAAATATGAACAATTTCCGGAAATCTTTCGTATCTTTGCACCCGTAAACGGAAACAATACTATTGTACTGCAAAGATAAGCATTTTTTCAATGCTATCAAATAGCAAAAATACGTCATTTATCCGAATACGCAAAATTAAATTTGAATTATTAACATTAAAAGTCGCAACAATATGAAACTAGAAGAATTGGTAAATGAAGTCGAAGAGCGACAGAAGGAAACCATGAAGCAACTTCGACATGATTACGTGAAGGGCATGGAAGATTGCAAAAACGGAATCTATGACAAATGGTTTCGGTACAATCGCAACGATGATGGTTGGTCATACGACATGGGTTGGATGGCACAGAACGAGAAAACGAAGAATGATTCCGTTCGCTTCCTCAATTGCGAGTAACAGAAGAATGTTGAATCCGGGCGGCATCGGGTCGCCCACAAAATCAAGAATACAATGAGCAGAGAACAATTTGCATTTCAGTTGGGATGGTCGCAGGTTAAGAACCGCGACATTCAGAAGGTCAAGAAAGAACTTATGCAGAAGTTGGGATTGTCTTCACGAATGGCATTCCATAACAGAGTAAAGGGCAATGTTGAACCCAAGGTTTCAGAAGCAAAAGCCATTGAAGAGACATTCGCCAAGTATGGAATCAAGGAAGTTTGGGGCGTAGTGTAATATGAACACAGATGTGAAACTAACCAAGCGGGAAGCGGAAATCGCCGAATTATTGGCGTGGGGTGCAAGCAAGTGTGAAATCGCCGCACGATGCTTCATTTCCGAAAGAACCGTTGAGAATCATTGCCGAAACATCTTCGAGAAGGTAGGTGTAACGAAGGCAACCGAATTGTCCGCATGGTGGTTTTGCACGTCCTTTCACATTCCATTCAGCCTTTCACCGCTTAAACGAAAGTTGATGGCGATCATCCTTCTTGCGTTGCTGATTCCGGAAATCATCGGAATTGAACACCAAGTTCAGATGTCAAACGCAAGGGTTCGCACGACAAGGGTTTGCAACAGGGCGCGAAGGTCGAGAAAGAACGAGCCGGACACCGCAACATTCGGTTTTTAGTAACTAACAATTTAAAATTTCGCAACAATGAAAGAAATCAAGAGAATTTTTTGGGTCGAGAGTGGATTGATGAAGTTGTCAGTCAAGGAACGTTTGTCGGTGGCTTACGTTGTGTTGTCCTTCTTTGCAGCGTTGGCAGCATGTGAAGCATCGTTCTTGTTGTTCCTTCTAACCGCCGCGAATCTCGCGGTTGCCGTGAAGATGGCAAGTGAAATCCACGTCCCGGATGAAGAATAACATTTAAAGCCATCCTACAATGAACGAACTAGATTTGCAGAAGCCATTGTTTCAGTTAACGGCGGGTGAATTTCTTGCCTTGCTCAAACAATCCATCGCCGAAACATCATCATCCCCGGAAGGTGATGCCCGGAAGAAGGAAAGCAAGGAAGAGGAAACGAAGAAACGCTTTGTCTATGGAATCGCCGGAATAGCGCAATTGTTCAATTGCAGCACTACAACGGCAAACCGGATAAAGAAAAGTGGAGTTATCAACAAGGCAATATCGCAATACGGCAGGATGATAACCGTTGATGCGGATTTGGCTTTGTCGCTAGTGAAAAGTAATGAATCTATTTAATATAACTTACAAAAGATATGAAAAAAATCATTCTTAAGAGTTTGTCCCTTGTGAATTTTAGGGGTGAACAGAACAGAACAACGGAATTTGATGCGAAGGAAACTTCCATCATGGGTGACAATGGTCTTGGCAAGTCAAGACATTTCGATGCCTTCATGTGGCTTCTTTTCGGAAAGGATGTCATGGAGCGCAAGGATTACGAAATCAAGACAATCGTTGATGGTAAGCCATTGCAGCATGTAAATGCAGAAGTCACCGGAGTACTGGTTGTTGATGGTGAGGTCATCAAGTTGCGCCGCGCCCTTGTTGAGGATTGGGTGAAGCCGCGCGGACAGATGGAGCAGATATTCAAGGGCAACCATACCGAATGCGCCGTGAATGATGTTCCGATGCCGGTTACCAAATACAAGGCATACGTGAACGGAATCGTGGATGATGGTCTTTTCAAGATTATCACGAATCCCTTGTATTTCGCATCCATGCCATGGCAGAAGCAGCGCGAGCAGCTTTTCGCCCTTGCCGGGACAATCAGCGATTCGGAGATTGCAGAAGGTAACGAAGCATACACCGCCCTTCTTGCAAAACTTGTCGGTAAGGACATGGAAGGCTACAAGAAAGAGGTTGTCGCCAAGAAGAAATTGGCGAAGGATGAGTTGGAACAGATTCAGCCGCGCATTGATCAGACACAGAAGTTGATGCCGCCGGTTCTTGTTTGGGAAGACATCGAGAAGAAAATCGGTGAACTGGATGCCAAGATTCTTGATATTGACACCCAACTTCAAGACAAGGCGGAAGCCGAACGCAAGGTGTATGAAGCAGAGCGCAAGAAGAAGGATGAGTGCAATTCCATCCTTGCCAAGCAGAGCAACGTTTTGTTCAATGCCAAGCAAGCCGCCAAGGAAGCCGCATTCAAGAAGAATGCAGAACGCCGCGAAGCAGAACAGAAGGTTGATGAAGCGAAAACCGCCATCACGTCAGCAGAACGCAAGGTTGCATTGCTCAAAGAAGAGTTGAAGCAGCATGAAGGCAAGCGCGCCGAATACGTGGAAAAGATGGAAGATTTGCGCAATATGTGGCATAAGGAGAACGCACGCACATACACCGGACAAACGATTTGTCCTCATTGCGGTCAGCCATTGCCGGAACACATGATTGCCACCGCCGAACAGAGTTTCAAGGAAGAGGTTCAGAAAGAGAAGAACCGCATCACCGCCAAGGGGCAGGAATACAAGGGATTCGTTGCCAAGGTGGATGTGAGCATCACCGAAACCAAGAAAGCCATTGCCGATGCACAGAAGGCATTGGATGATGCCAAGGCGGAATCAGACAACGCCGTTGCCAAGTTGAACGGTCTCGGTGCGGCAGTTGAGCCGGAAGAGGTGAATCCGGAATCCATCGAGGAATGGGTGAAGTTAAAGAACGAGTACGAAGAGATCCACAAGACAATTGCCAAGGAAGGAACTTCGCCAAACGTTGACAACACCGCCTTGAACGAGGAAAAGCGCAAGTTAGTTGAGGAACGCGACAACAAGCGCGCGGAACTTGCAACCAAGGACACCATCGAGAAGGGCAACAAGGCAATCGGGGAACTGGAAGAATCCGGAAAGAAACTTGCGGCTCAGATTGCGGAATACGAGAAGGAAGAGTTCATCATGGAAGGTTTCACCAAGGCGAAAATCAACGAATGCGAGAACCGCATCAACGGATTGTTCACGCACGTCACCTTCAAGTTGTATGATTACACCCTTGAAGGAAACGCGGTTGAAACATGCGTTCCGCTTGTGAACGGCATTCCGTTCTTTGTAGCCAACACCGCCGGAAGAATCAACGCCGGTCTTGACATCATCAACGCCCTTTGCCGATTCTACAACGTGAGCGCGCCGATTTTCATTGATTCACGCGAATCGGTGAACACCTTGATCCCGACAGATAGTCAGATAATAAACCTTGTCGTTTCGCACGACAAAGAGATAGTAGTTAAATAATAAACATCGTAACAATGGAACAGAACAAAAGTGTGGTTCAGACATCCAACCAAAATGTCATGCCGGTCGCATTCAACTTTTTCGACCCGGTTCAGTTTGAGACAATGCAGCGAGTTTCTAAGATGTTCGCTTCAAGTGACCTTGTGCCGGATTCTTACAAGCCGGTGTTGAAGATGATTCCGGCAGGGGCTAACGAAGGACAGATTGCAGCGATTCAGCAGGATAACGCCGCCGCACAGAACAAGGCGATTGCCAATTGCATGATTGCCCTTGAAGTGGCAAACCGCATCGGTGCAAGCCCTTTGATGGTGATGCAGAACCTTGTTGTCATCTATGGTCGCCCTTCATGGTCGGCAAAGTTCCTCATTGCCACCGTGAACACTTGCGGCAGATTCGAGCCTTTGCAGTTCAAGTTCATCAAGAACGGCAACTTGGGAAAGGTTGAATATACCGATTACGTTTGGAACTCGGCAGCACATCGCAAGGAAGCACAGAAGAAGGAGTTTGACGGAACGAACGTTGAAGATTTGGTGTGCGTTGCATTCACCAAGAAGAAGGGGTCGGATGATGTTCTTGAATCATCGCCGATTTCAATCAGAATGGCAATTCAAGAAGGTTGGTACATGAAGAGCGGTTCAAAATGGCAGACAATGCCGAAGCAGATGTTGATGTACCGCGCCGCGTCTTGGTGGACATCCGTTTATGCACCGGAAATTTCTATGGGCATGCGTACCGTGGAAGAGAATCAAGAAATCCATGAGTTGCGCGAGAACATTGACTATACCGATGTTACCGATGAATTGAGACAAGAAAAGGATGCCAACGCCAATAAAACCGCAATCGGTTTCGACCAAGGTGCGCCGGAAGGCAGCAATCCGGGAGAAATGGTCGTTGACACCGAAACCGGAGAAATCAAGAATGCCGGGAATGCCGCCGGTACTGGTGAGGATGCCGCCGCCGGAAATCAGCCGGCGGGCGAGAATAAGGAAGACAATCCGGGATTCTAAGGCGTGAACGACATGGAATTGAAGATTCTCGGAAGCAGTTCCGCCGGCAATTGCTATCTTCTAGACAACGGAAAGGAAACGTTGATGATTGAATGCGGCGTTTCCTTCCGCAAGGTACTTGAAGGAATGAACTTCGATGTGGGCAGGATTGCCGGTTGCATCGTCAGTCACGAACATGGTGATCACTCGAAGGGCATTCCGGAAGCGTTGAAGTATTGCATCCCGGTTGCCATGTCGAAGGGAACGGCGGATGCCTTGAAGTTGCCCGACAACCATCTTGTGAAGCGCGTGGAAGCATTGAAGGCGTTTTCCTTCGGTAACTTCAAGGTGATGCCGTTCAAGGTGAAACATGATGCCGCCGAACCTTTCGGTTATCTGATTAATCATCCGGAAACCGGCACGGTCTTGTTTGCCACCGACACGTATTACTTGGAGCAAACCTTCATGGGGTTGAGTAACATCATGCTAGAATGCAATTACGACATCAACATCCTTGATGCCAACATCGCAAGCGGCGTTGTTCCGGAAAAGTTGAGAAACAGAACCGTAAAAAGCCACATGTCCCTTGATACATGTATCGAGACATTGAAGGCGAATGATTTGAGCGGTGTGAACAACATTCTTCTGATTCACCTTTCGGCGAATAATAGCAACGCAAGCGAGTTCAAGAAGGCAATCGGGGAAGTTACCGGGAAGAACGTCATCATCGCCGCCAAGGGCATGAATATAGAATTTAATAAAGAACCATTTTAAAGTTTAAGAATATGAAGAAATATAAGTTAGTTTGCAAGGATTCAGACAAGATAAAGTTTGAAAACCTTTTCGATGCAAAGGTTGATGCCATCGAAGCCATGAACGAGGAGATTGACAAATACAACGACACATACAATTTGACCGAAGAGGAAGGCTTGTCGCCGTTCGATTTCACGATGGATGTTGTCGAGGTTGAGGATAAGAAGGAAGACAACGGCATCGAGAAGGATTTCGAGGATGCCCGCGAGGAACTGGATTCGTTCAAGGTGACATCGGATGAAGCCGCGAATCACTTCGATCTGTTGGCGCAACTTATCAGAAACGCCAATCCGCGACACTTAAAGGCGTTGATTGCACTCAATAAGTTGTTCACCATCGCCGAAAAGTGGAACAAAGAGGATGGTTTCGTACCGGATTTCTCGGACAAAGACCAATGGAAATATTTTCCGTGGTTTAAATATAGCACTAAAGCTGCGGGGTTCGTCTTTGCGTTTACGGCTGCTGCGGCTTCGGCTGCGTCTGCGTATATCGGTTCTCGGCTTTGCTTCAAATCGGAATCGCGCGCCGAAGCGTTCGGAAAGAAGTATGCGGATTTGTACAATGAGGTCTTTTTGTTGAACGATTAAAGTATATAAGTTATGGACATGAAGGAAGTGATGAAGGGGTGCAAGAATAAGTTGGAACGCATCGCCTTCTTGAAGGACAATTGCGACAAGGTGATTGAGAAGTCTTATTCAAAGAACTTCACCCCGGCAGAGTTGCAGCAGTACAAGGAAAAACTTGTTGAGGTGTGCGACAAGATTGACGCGCTTGAAGACAAGAAGAAGAGCACCATCAAGGAGTTCAAACTGGAGATTGATCCTTTGCAGAGCAAGCGCAAGGAAATGATTGGCAACATCCGAAGCAAGGCGAAACTTGTGACCGAAGATTGCTACATGTTCACCGATGCCGACACCCGAACAACGTCATTCTACAATGACGATGGTGATTTGGTCGAGACAAGACAAGCAACCGCGGATGAACTTCAAGCGTATTTGTTCCCGCAAAGTGACATGCGCGCCGTTGGCGGAACACATTTGGAAGCCACCGGAACAGAAGGCAAGTAATAGAGTTAAAAGATAATTGTGTAATATCATAATACAAAGTAACAATGGAAAATGAAAAGTTAGTGTTGAATTTCGCCGAAGGAACTAACAAGGCGGAGTTGATTATTCGTGAGGGTGCAGCGGTGAAGCAGCTTGAACCGAAAGCACCGGTCAAGACAGACATCACCGGCGTGATTGGCGTTGTGCAGGAATATTTGAAGAAGCGCATCAACACCGGTCAGTTTGAGCAGGAACGTTCATACATCATCGTGAACCGCGACAAGATTACAATCAAACTTGTCATCAACGAGGATGATGAATACACACGCGGCACGGTCATGTCGAAGTTGTCCGTGAACCCTAAGTTCCTGGAGTTCGGCATCAATGAAGGAAGCAAGGTTTGGACACCGGAACAGTTGGGTTTGTTCTTGAAGATGAACCGCGCCTTCTTTGTTGACAAGAACGAGAACTTGCTTTTGGTTTCTAAGCTGATGCACTATGAAGCAACCATCAATCAGCAGGCGAACCAAGGTGTTGATGCCAACGGAAGCCGCACAAATTCGTTCTCGCAAGTCGTGGAATCCAACCTTCCGCCATCATTCAAGATTCGCATCCCTATCTTCAAGGGACATCCGGCGGAAGATTTGGAGATAGAGACATTCGCGCAAGTGAACGGACGCGAGGTGCATTTCGTCCTTCTTTCACCGGGTGCAAACGAGAGCCTTGAAGCAATCCGCGACAAGGCGATTGACGAAGAGTTGGAAGAGATCAAGGAGATTGCGCCAAACATCGCCATCCTTGAAGAGTAGTAATCGTTAACAACTGGAATCCCCGGAATCATAAAATAATAATAATCTCATTCTGTTCTTTCCGGGGATTCCATCAACATTTAAAAGCAATGAAGAAATCGTATTTTCGACATGATTATAACGCACGCAACGACATGAAGTTGCAGAGCGTAATCACCAAGCATGGTGCGGTTGGAATCGGCGTTTATTGGATAATCGTTGAAATGTTATACCAAAACGGCGGTGAGTTGCCTTTGGATATTACTAGAAACATTTCGGTTGCCTATTTCACCGACTTCAAGGTTGTCGAAAGTGTTATCAAGGATTTCGATTTGTTTGAGAATGACGGAAATGTGTTTTGGTCGGTTCGCATTCGGCAAACGATTGATAACACGAAGAAGGTGTCGGATGCCCGGAAAGCCGCGTCAAGGCAAAGATGGAGCAGGAAGCAGGAGAAACCGGAAAATCCGGAATCCCGGAAAACCGCAAGCCATCCACCGGCAAAAGAGGAATTGAGTTTGTTCCCACAACCGGAAGAGCAGAAACCGGATATTCCGGAAGATGTTCCGAAGCCGGAAGAACAGAAGAAACGAACGTATTTCAAGCCGCCAACGGTTGAAGAGGTTGCCGCATACGTCAAGGAAAAGGGGTATTCGGTTGATGCAGAACAATTCGTTGCCTTCTATGAATCCAAGGGATGGATGATTGGCAAGAACAAAATGCAGAAATGGAGAGCGGCGGTCGCGACATGGCAGCGCAAACAATCCGGATATTCCGGCGGAAGGTCAGCAACGCCCGCACAACAAAGTTTAATCAATAAGAATTGCAATGACGAATGGAACTGAAAAAGACAATAACAGAAAATGGCATTGAGAAGCAAGTGAAGGACGAAATGCCGGATATTTCAAAAATCATCAATGCCGCGAAACAACGCGGATTGTTCAATGACTTCACGCGTTACCGCTACATGGAAGAAGATTACGACATCGAGAGTTCCTTGAAACTTGTTGAAGCCATCGGAAAGGCAAGGAATCCGGGATTCGTGATTGATTCCGAGAACCGCTTTGCATACGAGAACTTTATAAGATGGTGTCATGGTGATGAAAAGTTCATGTGCATCAATCCCTTCACGCATCAACCGATGCCAGGCGACTTGCGAAAGGGAATCTATCTTGCCGGAAACACCGGAAGCGGGAAATCGTGGTGTCTTGAAATCATGCTTGCATATTCAATGGCATGCAGATTCGGGATTTCCTTTGCGGATGATGAACGTCCGCGTCCCATGGTGTGGAGCATTGCCCGCGCCGATGACATTTGCGACAAGTATGTTGAAACCGGTTCAATCATTGGGTTCAAGAAGATGCCGATGTTGGGAATACAAGATTTCGGGCAAGAGCCGGCGGAATCCCTATACATGGGAAACCGCCTTGACGTAATAAGGCAGCTTGTGGAATACCGCGGCGATTGTTCGGACGAACTAACCTTCATCACGACAAACTTGAAGATGGGCGGCGAAAAGCTGATTCAGAGATACGGCGACCGCGTGGCGAGTAGATTGAATCAGATGTGCAATAACCTTGAAATAAAGGGTCGTGACCGCCGCAAGATGTGGAACACGAACATGGTGTAACCACCTTCAAGGCAAACAGACAAATAACAAACTTAAACTTGACATGAAGATATTTATAATTGGAAAACAAATCGGTTTGAAACCGCAAGATGTCAGAGAGAAATTCTTGAACGCTGCAAGCCTTCTTGAATCCTTGAACCTTGAACCGGTTGTTCCATCCTTCACGGATGATCCGGAATCCGGAACGTTCGCACAGAGGTTGGGGCAAGAGGTTGAAACGCTTGCCGGGTGTGATGGCGTTCTCATGCTCGACAACTGGAGACAGTCAAAGAAGGCGGATATTGAACGCACAATCGCCCGGAAACTGGGAAAGCCGGTAATGTACCAAGACATCGTTTCGGACAACGCAAACCGCAAAATCGCCGAACTTGTTGAAGATGCGGTCTCGCAAGTCACCGGATTGACAATCGAGGAGTTTTCCGAGAAGAGCCGGTGTCGTGAAAGATGTTATGCAAGGATGTTGTTTGTTTACCATTGCCGCAAGTTCAAGATGCGCTTGGTGGCAATATCAAGGTATGTTCACCGCGACCATACAACAATGTTGCACTACTTGAAGAAGTACAACGATGAGATTGTCTATAATAGGGAATTTGGCGAACTTGCCAACAAGTGCGCCCAAATAATCAAGGAGAAGGAAAATGAGATTTGCATTAAGAAACCAAACCAAGATTAAGAATGCCATTGGCGAAGAATTGTTTTCCGAACTGATGGAAGCCATCAAGGAAACCTTCACCGAAAGGTGTGACACCGACATCATGTCGATGATTGATTCGGCGGCAACGCCGTTTCCTACATTGACAATTGACGGAACGGACAGTTCCTTCAACTTTGCCGTCTTGTATGTGACCGGAAGAATGTATGATGTTCTTCACCTTGCCTTCAAGGAAATTCATTGCGGATTCGGAGACAAGGAAGAAGTGATCCCGAAGATTAATAATTAAGTGTTAAACAATAAAGATACGAAAATGAATCCAATTTTGCAGAAGAAAGTTGAACGCGCCGTCCGGTTGATTCAGTCGGTGAAGATTGTAGGGGGGGCAGCCGATTGAAGTTGCATATTCCGGCGGCAAGGATTCGGATGTGATTCTCGAACTTGTCAGAATGTCCGGTGTTGAATACCGCGCCATCTATAAATGCACGACCATCGACCCGCCGGGAACAATCAAGCATTGCGAGGAAAACGGCGTGGAGATAATGAGACCGAAGGAATCATTCTTCAAGATGATGCGTGACAAGGGCATCCCGAACCGGTATTATCGTTTCTGTTGCTCGACATTGAAGGAATACCCGGTTCTTTACAACGTTGTCATCGGTGTGAGAACCGCGGAATCCCGAAAGCGCGCCGAACGCTACAAAGAACCGGTTGTTTGCAGGGTGTTTAATAAGACAAAGGACATCCGGGAACAACAAATCCTTCCGATACTGGATTGGACGGATGCCGAAGAACTGGAGTTCATCAAGGAACGCGGAATCAAGTTGCACCCGCTATATTACCGCGAGGATGGAACAATCGACATTTCACGCCGCCTTGGGTGTATGTGTTGTCCGCTGATGTCGAAGCGAAGAAGAATCGAATCCTTCATGCAGCACCCTAAGATGTTGCGTCAATACGTAAGGAACGCCCAAATGTACCTTGATTCACATCCGGGATGCAAGACAAGTCAAGTGTTCAAGAATGTGTATGAATGGGTATGCCGCGAGATATTCTTTGAATCCAACACCAAATGGAATGAAAGCAAGAACGGATTCTTTGAGGACGAAGAAGGCTTTCACAAACGCTTCTTGGAAGATTATTTTCATATCAAATTAGATTAATAGAATATTATGAACAAAGTTGAATTATTCAATGATCATTTTCAAAATTTCAAGGTGTATGGCATCCCAAAGGCGCAATTGATTATCGCCGACCCGCCATATAACCTTGGAAAGAACGCATACGCAAGTAATCCATCGTGGTATATTGACGGTGACAATAAGAATGGGGAATCCGACAAAGCCGGAAAGGAATTTTTCGACACCGACAAAGATTTTCGCCCGGCGGAATTTATGCACTTTTGTTCGCAAATGCTTATAAAAGAGCCAAAGGAATCCGGGAAAGCACCTTGCATGATTGTGTTTTGCGAGTTTGAACAACAATTCAAATACATTGAACTTGGCAAGCAATATGGGTTCAACCATTACATCAACCTTGTGTTCCGAAAGAACTTTTCCGCACAAGTATTGAAAGCCAATATGCGAGTCGTTGGAAATTGTGAATATGGTGTGTTGCTATATCGCGATAAGTTGCCAAAGTTCAACAATAATGCCGTTGGTGGTGGAATGGTGTTCAATTGCATTGATTGGGTACGTGACACGAAAACGCCAAAGGTTCACCCGACACAAAAGCCCGTTCCATTGTTGGAATACCTTATTCGCATATTCACCGACCCCGGCGATGTAGTCATTGACCCGTGTGCCGGAAGTGGTTCAACGCTTTATGCAGCAAAGGAACTTGGGCGGCGCGCATACGGATTTGAAATCAAAAAGGACTTTTTCAAGGCGGCGCAAGACAAAGTTTTGAACCGTCCTATTCAGCCAAGTTTATTCTAATAAATATAAGACATAAAAAAATAGCTTATGGAAAAGAAGGTCTTGAATCTCGTTGTCTCCAACAAATGGTATGACATGATTGCATCCGGCGAGAAAAACGAAGAATACCGGGTAATAAAGGCGTATTGGATAAACCGTCTTGTCGAAGCGAAATCCGAAGATAGTGAAGAATACCGAAAAGTTAGAGTTTCCCAGGAGTTTGACATCTTTATAAGCAATGCCAAGTTAAAAGAATTGCTTGAAAAGAAAACCGCAAGGTTCATTCACTTCACGCATGTTCGATTCTTCAAGGGTTATTCCAAGACACGACAGAGCATCGAGAAGGAAATCGAGAACATCACCATTGGGGAAGCAAAGAAAGGCTTGTGCCCGGATGAATGGGCAGGGGTGGAGTTTATCGTGATTAAGTTCAAATAACATTAAATATCGCAACAATGAAAATCAGATTAGCAAACAAAATCATCAAGACGTGGACGGACGCAACTGATTCACGTTATTTCGATTCTGAGTATGACATCAAGGAAAGCAAGGCTTTCAACCGATTCGCCGCGCTTTACAGAAGAGCAACAATCCGAAAGAACAAGGCAATTGATCCGAAGGCAAACGTTTCCATCGCGGATGCAACTTTGAGAAATGCGAAGTCGTGTGAACGTTGCATCAACTTCAAAGGAGAATTTGTCGGAAAGTGTTGTTTCTATAATGAGAAGAAGGAAAGCCACGACTGGTGCGGCGGTGAAGCCTTCAAAAAGAAAGGATTGTTGAAATGAAGAAGAGAACGAAAGCAGGATTCAAGGAATTTGTCTTCGATGTCATGTTGAACGGACGTTTCATTTGCACCCTTGCATTTGAGTATTGTCCGCTTTTCCCAATCAACTATGAAGAGTTGATAAACTTCATCTTGATGAAACGTCCTACCTTGAAAGGTAAGGATTTCAATATTGCATTCTAAAAAAAATAATAGTTTTATTAAATACATCTAGCAAATGACAATGAAAGTTACAAGTGAGCCATGCTTCAAGAATGGTTCGGGTTTGATGATGTGGCAAGAAAGAAATTGTTGCCGTTGTCAAAAGGCGGTGTGGTACAACGCCAAACTTGACAGATACCCAAATTATAAGTGTGCCGTACAACGCGACATCGAGCATCAAGCCGCCGGAATCATGGAAATCAACGAGAGAAGTTTCCATGCAGCGCACGAAACAAGTACTTGCCCTTTCTTCAAGGGCAAGGAAGAAGACAAGACACCGAAAGAGGTTCTTGATTTCTCGAAAGGGGAATCCGTGTTCAATGAAACGCCCATGTTCAATGATATTGAACACGCCCGAAATATTGAACACGCCACCCCGGAAGTTCCTCAAAAGAAGCCGGAAAAGGTGGAAAATCCAATTGATCCGGAGTTGATGAAACTTGCAATGGAGAACGGCATTGATTACGATGTGTTGAAGAAGGCGGAACAAATCGTTCCTTCTGAAATGGCAAAGGCGAAGAAACGCGCGTCACTTGCGTACAATACGGAAGAGCAATTCAAGCAGGATGTCCGCGAATCAACGCGAAAGATGCTCAATACCTTCACATGGGAAGAGAACATGATGATTGCATTCGTCCCGCTTGTAATTGAACACATCGCATGGATGTATGCCGACAAGGTGATGAAGCAATGCGCCGACCTTCACATTTCCGAGACAAAGAAGTTGTCACGCGTTGTGAAGCAGATTCGCGAGGAATACAACTCATTGTTGAAGAAGGATTTGGATGTGCTTCACATTCGCCGCATCCAAGTGCAGACGGAAGAGTTCTGCAAACTTCATCAAAATGACTTCACCATCTTGTGGTATTGCGTGAAAAACCAATACCGCAAGCAGTTTCCGGATGATCCATACGCCGAAATGCGAACGGATGCCTACATTTCAATATTGATGTGCAAGTTCATCGCGGAACACAACAAGCGCATGGATGCCTTGATTGCAACCAAGATTCAGAAGAAGACGAAGAGCATTCAGAATCCTTTAATCTTGAAGCTGCAAGCATGTATGGATGCGTATTGCGGAAATGATGTAATTGATAAGAATGAACATATCGAAGCAGCGTTGCGAATCCTTCAAAAGAACGTAGCCGCAATAAACTTCGAGATTGACGATAAATTGTAACCGGGCAAATATAAACAATATAAAAAGAACAAAGAAATGAGAATTGTAGATTTAAACAGTCTTGCAACGCAAGCACATGAAAACGCCGTCAAACATGGATGGTGGGAAAAGGAGAGAAACAACCAACACCATTTGATGTTGGTGATTGCAGAGATTGCGGAAGCGGTCGAAGCAGACAGAGACAAGAAGCACGCGCGCCTTTCTGAATTTAGAGACGCAAAGGAGAAGGAACGCGCATTCCGCCGTTTCATCAAGGATTCGGTCGAAGACGAACTTGCGGACGTTGCCATCTATCTTTTCGACATCGCCGGGAAACTGGGTATCAACTTCACGGTGATGCGCCCTTGTCGCTATTACAGAGCGTTTGAGAAGTTCAAGTTCACCGACAACGCCTTCGGCTTGTGCAAGGGCTTGTGCAAGGAAACAATCGCGATTGAGAAGCGCATCGCATTCGCGGTTCATTACATCATCGGATGGTCAAAGTCGTTGGGCATCGACATCTTCTTCTTCATCGAGGAAAAGATGAAGTACAATGAGACAAGACCATACCTTCACAACAAAGATTATTAATACTTAAATTCATATTGATCATGTTACAGATTGAAGTTATCGGAAACATCGGCAATGATGCCGAAATCAAGGAGTTAAGCGGAAAGAAATATGTTTCTTTCAACGTGGCACATTCAGAGAAGCACAAGGACGCAAACGGCGTGAATGTCGAAACAACGACATGGGTGTCGGTTCTGTGGTATGGTGACGGCGGCAGCTTGACCCAATATCTCAAACGTGGATGCAAGATATTCGTCCGCGGTCGCCTTGTGCCAAAGGCTTACACCGACAAGAACGGAACGCCGCAAGTCGGTTTGAGCATGTATGCCAACGAAGTGAACCTTTGCGGCATGAAGAGCAACGAGAACGCCGGAACGACCGCCGCTACGACCGCCGCTACGACCGCCGCCGGAACTGGAAACAATAATGGTTTACCTTTCTAGCGCATGGAGAAAATCATCATTGGCATTGACCCCGACATTGAAAAGTCGGGGTATTGTGTTCTTAAAGTGAACACAAGGGAAGTGGAGACAACCGCGAAATCTTTTCACGAAGTCGTTGAAAGGTTTCGCGCTTTGTCGTATGAACAGAATTGCCGGGACGTTGAAATCACGGTGGTTGTCGAAGCATCATGGATAAAAGGCAAGAACAATTGGCATCTTTGCATGAGAGATTCAAAGAATGTCATCGCCGCAAAGGGGTATTCGGTAGGGCAGAACCACCAAACCGGAATCTTGATTTGCGAGATGGCGCGTTCCTTTGGTTTGAAGGTGGTGGAACACCTTCCATTGGTCAAGTGTTGGAAGGGAAAAGACCGCAAGATTACGGATGAGGAAATCAAGTGTTTCATGCCGATCAAGGGGCGAACAAACCAAGAATCAAGGGATGCCGCCCTTCTTGCATGGGTGTTTTCCGGGTTGCCGATTAGGGTTAAACCGGTGAAATGTTGAAAAATAAATAATATCTTTTTTGAAAAGCGGTGTATTATTATAATACATCGCTTTATCTTTGCAGTCGAATTTGAGTTTTTAATTTAAAATTGCAAAGATATGAAACCAATAAATTTCAAAGAAGCAACCAAAGTGTTGCAGAAACCATCGACAATGACGGATGCCGAATGCGCATCACTTCATGTGTGGAGTGACGGAAAACAATGCGTTTCTTGTTGGAAACCTTCTGTTTGGGAAAGAGTGAGAATCCTTTTCGGTGGCAAAGTGTACCTTGGGGTCAAAGGTGGTGGAACGCAACCGCCGGTGTTTGTTACCGGGGAAAGCCCTTTCAACCGATTGTCGGTAACTGCAAGCATCATCGCGTATCTTGGCGTTGTGGTTCATTATATCGCAACCGCAATCAAGATGGTGTGGAACAACATCAACGATGAGAAGAAGCGAACGAACTTCATGTGCGGATTCATCATGTCAATCGTCCTTGGCATGTGGTTTCATCCGGCGGTGGGATTCTTTTCCGGAATGTTGGCGGCAGCTTTTCAAGAGTGGTGGGAATCCAAGGGACACGGAAAGATTGAGTTCCTTGACTTCTTCTTTTCGGTCATTGGCGCGGCATTCGCGATTCCTTTTGTCCTTCTGTTGAACTTCTTATTCATGTAGGCATGGCAGCAATGATAATCGAAACAAAGATTGAAAACCTTGTGCCGGATGATTTGAACGCCAACAAGGGCACGGAATACGGACAACACCTTATAGAAAACTCGTTGCGCAAGTTCGGTGCAGGACGGTCCATCCTCATTGACCGAAACAACCGCATCATCGCCGGAAACAAGACAATCGAGAACGCCGCAAACATCGGGCTTGACAACGTGATTGTGGTCGAGACGGACGGAAATCAGATTGTCGCCGTGAAACGCAAGGACATCGACCTTGATTCGGAGAAGGGGCGTGAAATGGCATTGGCAGACAACGCCACATCGGACGCAAACCTTCAATGGGATGAGAACGCAATCGAGAATATCACCGCAAGATGGAACGACATCAAGCCGGAAGACTGGGGCATCGACCTTGCGCAACCGGAAGAAGAGGAAGAGAAGGAAGACGTGAAGAAGGAGTTGTCAACCAAACTGGTTGTGCAATGCGCCAACGTTTCCCAATTGTCCCTTCTTTATTCGGAGTTGCAAGACCGCGGCTTCATCTGTGAGTTGAAAGAATAGTTATCAATGTAACAAAAAAGGAACTAAAAAGGCATAACATGGCAAAATATAACAAGAAAACAATTGATGCAATCCTTGAACTGATCAAGTCGGACACGTACACCATCTCCGAAGTATGCCGCCAAGTGGAAATAACGCAAAAGACATACCATCAATGGATGAACGACCATCCGGAATTTGCCGAAGCGGTTAACGCCGCCAAGGAAGAGAGGATGCAAATGTTCGTCATCGAAGCGAAGAAATCCTTGTTGAAGAAGATTCGCGGCTATGAAGTGACCGAGACATCGGTGACAACCATTCCAGGAAAGGATGGAAAGCCTAAAATCAAGGAACAGAAGACCAACAAGAAGCATTTTCAACCGGACACGGCGGCAATCATCTTCACCCTAACCAACGGCGACCCGGAACATTGGAAGAACAAGCAAACGACCGAAATGACCGGCAAGGATGGAAAGGATTTGTTCGCCGACAAGTCGGATGATGAACTTGACAAGGACATCGAGGAATTAAAAAGAAAGTTGGAGTAATGGCAACATCGAGAACGAAGAGCAAGGAACGAGAAAACAAGGTTCTATTGCTGAAGGCAATGCGAGAAAGACTTGTGCGCGAAAGTCGTTCCAACCTTTTTCGTTTCACCCTTGCAACGATGCCAACCTTCCGTCCTGCTGATTTCCACCGGCGATATTACGATATTCTTTCGCGGTTCGCACACAAGGAAATCAAGAAACTGATGGTGTTCATGCCGCCACAACATGGAAAGTCGGAAGGTTCAACCCGCCGACTTCCGGCGTTTATCGAAGGCATGAATCCGGACACGCGTCTTGCGGTGGTTTCTTATTCTGCAACGAAGGCGAAGAAGTTCAACCGCGAGATTCAACGAATCATTGATTCGGAAGAGTACAACGAGATTTTTCCGGACACGCGTCTTGGAATGTCCCAATTCGGTGAGGATTCCGGCAAGGGCTACATCCGTACAACCGAAGAATTTGAGATTGTTGACCACCGCGGAAGCGTGAAGACCGTGGGCGTTGGTGGTGCGTTGACTGGTGAACCGGTTGATGTGCTTATCATGGATGACATCTACAAGGATGCAAAAACCGCATGGTCGCCGGTGGTGCGCGAATCTGTTTCCGACTGGTATGACACCGTAGCCGAAACGCGATTGCACAACGAAAGCCAACAATTGATGGTCTTCACGCGTTGGCACGAAGATGATCTTGCCGGACAATTGCTTCGCACGCAAGGCGTATATGATGCAAAAGAGAATCCGGACGGATGGGTTGTTTGCGTTTATAAGGCTATCAAGGAAGGTGCGCCAACTGATTACGACCCACGACAAGAAGGTGAACCATTGTGGGAAGAACGACATTCCAAGCATAAGTTGGAACTTATCAGAAAGCGAAACCCGCAAGTGTTTGAATCGCTTTATCAGCAAGACCCGAAGCCATCCGAAGGCTTGATGTATTCGTTTGGCTTCCAAACATACACAATCCGCCCTGCAACGCTTCATTGCACTAGAAAGGCGTACATTGATACCGCCGACACCGGTGAAGATTATCTTTGCGCCATCGTCTATGATGAAACGGAAATCGGAAACTTCTTGTTGGATGTTCTTTACACCCAAAAGCCGATGGAGTTCACCGAAGTTGCAACCGCCCGGATGCTTACACGTCATTTGGTCGCCGAATGCAACGTTGAATCGAACAATGGTGGTCGAGGATTCCAACGCGCCGTGGAAAAGCAATGCCGCATGATGGGCAACGCCAAGACAAAGTTTCATTGGTTCACACAGACGGACAACAAGGATGTCCGTATTTTCAGTAATTCGGCGGCGGTTCAGAACTTGACATACATGCCGGAAGGATGGGAAAGGTTGTTCCCGGAGTTCAACAAGGCAATAATGGGCTATCTGAAAGCCGGAAAGAACGAACATGATGATGCGCCGGATGCGTTGACCGGAACAGTTGAGAAAAGGAATAAGCGCGGAAAGACGAATTTATCCTATCTTTTTGCGTAGTACAATAATTTGTAAACATTAAAATAAAACATAACATGAAAATTGAAGAAATTGCAGCAAGAAAGAACATATCAATGGAGAATGCCGGTGATGTGGTCGAGGAAATGAAGGGATGTCGTTATATTCCGCAACCGGACATCGAACATGCGGTGAAGGCACTTGATCCAAAGTTGCACGACATCAACAATCCGATTCTTCGCCCGGACAAAAAGGTGAAGATTGATGTTGACGATGAGGACAACGGCGAATCAGCGCAAAAAGTGATTGAAGTCGATGGAGAGACAACGAACACCCGAACCGAAAAGGTTGCGAGAAATGCGGTCGCCCTGCAAAAGCTGATAATCAAGCGCGCCGTTTCCTTCTGTTTCGGAAATCCGGTCGATTGGCAGAGTACGCCGGCAAACGAAAATCAAGAACTGGTGATGAAGGCGTTCAACAAGATTTTGAAGGATGCCAAGGTCAACTCATTGAACCGCAAGATTGCGCGCGCTATCTTTTCATACAAGGAAGCCGCGGAATTGTGGTTTCCGGTGGAAGTTGCAGAACATACGAAATACGGATTCCCCTGCAAGTACAAATTGCGTTGCACCATCCTTTCGCCAAAGAACGGCGATACGCTTTATCCTTACTTTGATGAATCCGGTGATATGATTGCATTCTCGCGCTCATTCAGTCGCAAGGATTCAAAGGGCATCATCTTCAATTACTTCGAGACATACACCGATGAAGAACATTGGTTGTGGACAACAACCGCAAAGGGCATGGAAGTTGTGGAAGGTTATCCGAAGCCGGTTGTCATTGGCAAGATTCCGGTGATATTCGGTCATCAAGACGAGTTCGAGACAGAAGATGTTGACAGTCTCATTGACAGATTGGAAAAACTTCTTTCCAATTTTTCAGATACGAACGATTATCATGCTTCGCCAAAGATATTCGTCAAGGGTGAATTGAAGGGATTCAGCAAGAAGGGTGAAGCCGGTGCAATCATCGAAGGTGAAGGTGATGCAGATGCGAAATACCTTGCATGGCAGAATGCGCCGGAATCGGTGAAACTGGAAATCGAAACGTTGCTCAAACTGATTTACACCATTTCACAGACACCGGACATTTCATTTGATTCGGTCAAAGGATTGGGAGCAATTTCCGGAATCGCCTTAAAGTTGTTGTTCATGGATGCCCATTTGAAGGTGCAAGACAAGAAGGAAATCTTCGATGACTACCTTCCACGCCGCGCAAACGTCATCAAGGCATACATCGGAAAGTTCAACACCAAACTGGAAGCTGATGCAGACAACTTGGAGATTGACCCGGAAATCACGCCTTACATGCTTGTTGATGAGTTGAATGAATTGAACTACTGGTTGACCGCCAACGGCAACAAACCGGTGATTTCACAAGAGGAATCCATCGAGAAAGTCCATCTTTCCAAAAACCCGAAGGTCACAATGAAGAAGATAAACGAGGAATCAGCAAGGGACAATTCTTTTGTCATTGGTGAACCGCAACTTGATGAAGAGTAATGGCAAGAAGAAAAACAACTGGTATCAGCGCATCGACACAATATCATTGCCGTGATTGCGCCAATTCGTATGATTGGCATTCGTTATCACTCAAAGGCGAGCCGATATTGTGCCGATGCCCGCACAAGGCGGAAGGCGGAAAATGGTGCATTTTCCTTTCTGATCCGGCTTGTGATGAACATTTCTCATTAAGACAATAAACCATCATGGGCAAGAAGAGATTGAAGACAAACCGGTTTTCCATCAAGGATTTCGACATGGCACATTATCGCACGACCGATAGTTACACGAAGGCGGTTGACAAGTTGTTTGTCATTGCCACGAACGAAATCACGAATGCAGCTTCAAAGGCGGATTTTGACCCCGACAAGCCATTTTCTTTTGATGATTACCCGAAGGTGAAGGCACAGATGCAGAAGACCGTTGCAAGCCTTACAAGCAAGGTGCAATCGGTCATCGAAACCGGTTCAAGGAAACAATGGTTGTTTTCCTGCAAGAAGAATGATGCCTTCATCAAGTCAATCTTCGACACATCGAAGTTGAAGAAGTCGGAATTGAAGCAGATGACCGACAAATGTCTTGATGCGCTTTCCGCCTTCCAAGCGCGCAAGGTTGCCGGAATGAACCTTTCTCAACGCGTATGGAAGTACACCGACCAATTCCGCGAACAGATTGAACACGCGCTTGATGTCGGTTTGGGTGAAGGACGTTCGGCGCAAGAACTTTCAAGGGATGTGCGTCAAAATCTGAATGATCCGAACCGATTGTTCCGCCGCGTAAGGGACAAAAGGGGAAATCTTGTGTTGTCGAAGGCAGCAAAGGCGTTCCATCCAGGGCGCGGCGTTTATCGTTCTTCATACAAGAACGCGATGCGCCTTACAAGGTCGGAAATCAACATGGCATACCGCGAAAGCGATTATCAACGTTGGCAAAACCTTGATTTCGTTGTTGGCTTCGAGATTATGCGTTCCAACCATGAACCACTTTGCAAGTGTTCAACATGTGAAAAGTTGGTTGGTCGATACCCGAAGACATTCAAGTTCGTTGGTTGGCATCCACAATGTATGTGTTTTGCAATCCCTATCATTGAAGATTACTTTTCAGAAGGTCGCAAGAATGACCGCGTGAACCGATTGAAGGCAGCTTTGAAGGGAACGGAAGCAAAGAAGTACATTTCCCCGGAAACAATCGACAAGATGCCGGAAGGCTTCAATAACTGGGTGGATGCCCACGTTGAAGCGCAAAAGAACTGGTCTTCCACGCCTTATTTCATCAAGGACAACTTCTTGCACGGCTCATTGAAAGAAGGCTTGAAAATCAAGATGCCGATTGTTCCGGAAGCAAATGTTGACCCATTGGCGGGTATCATGCCACAAATCAACAATGCAAGGCAGCTTGCAAGCAAATGGGGATTGACGGTTCAATCGTCAATGCTTGAACAATGCGTTGCCGCGAAGGATGTTCCGAAAATCAAGTCGAGAATCGCGACAATCGAACAGAAGGCGTTGATGATGGAGCAAGCAGACAAGGAAATCCGCGCGAAATGCGATAAATGGGGATTGAATACGTATATTCTTGACCAAGCAATGAACGCGCATGATTCTAGCTTGATATTGAAGGCACAAGCGGAACTTGAAACGCGTTATCTCAATGCGGAACGAGATTACAACACATACATTTCAGATGCCCGGAAAGCAATCAAGGAAGCCAATTCGCACAAGATTGATGCGTCAGACGTTCAGTCAGATGTTGACATCGTGGCATCCGACATCCGTTCATGGTTGATGGGAAAAGCAAACATCAAGCAAAGATTGAATGGATTGATGGGAAAAATATCAAAGATGTTGAACGGCGGCATTCCAACACCACCGGATGATGTCGAAGAAGATTTGAATGTCGGCAATGTTGCAATCGTTATGCCAAAAACGCCATCGGTGACATACACGCAAGACGATAAAAGTAAAACGTTTGTCGAACGTGCAAAGAATTTCTTCGATGCGTTGGATGCGCTATATGGAAGCAACGAGAATTGCCAACCGGGATATAAAGGATGGTGGCAGAACATCAAGGCGAATTATTCCTTGTATAAGGGTGTTCCGTTGCAACTTGATAAACATATCATCCAAAGCGTGAACAAATACATTGGTGGTGGTATAGGCGAACATCTTGACGCAATCGCCCACCTTGGCGAACTGGCAAAGGCAGCAGACCTTGACAAGATTCCGATGAAGTGGCGAACCATATTCAACGGCTACATCAAGAAGATTGAGGGTGCGGACATTTCAAAGGATGGTTATATTTCCATGTACCGGGAAATAGAAGGCGCATACAATATATATCGCCTTTCTACAAACAAGGCTGCAATTGCCTTCGGATTGGGTAAGATTTCGCCTAAGATGCCTTGCGGCGTGTTTGACATTGCAAAGAAACTCGGATATGACGTTGCGAAGAATATGCCGAAAAAGGCGTTCTTCGATAGCCTTGAAGAGTTCGTTCCGTTGTCTATCAAAGGCACAAGTAACGAAGGAGCGTATTTCTCCCCGGCGTTCAAGTTTGTGCGTATTCCGATAAATAATACAGATACAAAGAATCGTTTCTTGGCTTCACCATATCACCGGAAATCTTTGTTCTATCATGAATTTGGGCATGCAAGGGATATTCTTTTACCAAAAGGAAAATGGAACGAAAGCAAGGAATGGAAAGATTTGTTTGGCAAGTTTAAAAAGGAAATCCGAAAAGATAATGGTGCGGCAATTGAAGCAGCGATAAAAAAGAAGGCTAATGATTTAAAACTTGTTGCACCTTGGCAAGATGACAATTCGGAAATGTTGGGCAAGCTATCTGATTCCATTCAAGCACTTGTGAGTGGACACCGCTATGTGTGGGTGTATGGTCATCGAACGTCTTATTGGAAGGGAAACAATGGTTTGATTGAACTTATTGCGCACGCATCGGAATGTTATTGGGGTGGCAATGACTTATTCCAGGAAATTTGCCCCGACTTGTATCTTGAATTGTGCAAGTTGATGAAGAAGATGAAATGAAAAAAGGATGGTGTCCGATGAATAGACACCATCCTTTCATTATTCAACCCACATTTCAAAGCAGGATTGTCTTGATCCGGCGCATGATTCGCCATCATCATAAGCGCATTTGAAAGTTTTGCCTTCCTTCAATGCTTTTCGTACCAAGCGATAAACGTCTTTCAATTTCGGGGGATTGTCATATCTGTCTCGATATTCCGTAACCCATCGAAAACTTGAAATTGTGTCTAGATTGTCACAATTCATTACATAATCGGCAATCTGTTTGTCTGTCATTTTATCAAAATCCATATCTTTTGTTATTTGCAAAGTTACTTCATTTACGAAATACGCCCACCGCCCATTTCTTTAATCCAGTAGTCGCCGGATAATCGGTGTTCGATGAACTTTTCCATGTTATTATGAGGAAATGAACGTGTTTTTTCGTTCACTTCAATCCAGTAATAATCAACATCATTGCATTCTTGGTACTTTCCGATTGGTTTTCTTTCGTTGCAAGAACCCTTTCCGGATGATGCACTTTTTGTTTCTATATGGCTTTTCCGGCGTGATTGCAACATCGTAGAGACGGGCAAGCGATACGCCCATTTCGGAAGGCGTAAAGCGGTCATAAATCGCCGCCAATGACCCGAAATAATAGTTTTCATCATCTCCAAATGAAACGTGATATATTGTCTTTCCATTCATACGTCATTATTTAACATATTATTGAATTGGTTGTTGCTTAGTAATTCGGCAAACTTCTTATCTAACATATCAAAAGAAGGCTTGAACGCCTTCGCGTTAAGATATGCGATTAATTCTTCGCCAGTTACTTTTGAACAATCCGGAACGTCAACGATTGAACGCATTCCGCATTCCGAACCATCATGCGCGTTCTTTCCTACAAGTTCAACGGTTGCCTTTTGGTTGTCGCTATAAAAGACCCTAACCTTGAAGCCGAACCACTCAATTGTTGCATGGTTTGTTTCTGTTTCCACGAATCCCATGAGTTTCAATTGCTTGAAGAACAGATAAACGTTTATCATTCCCAACAATTGCTTTGCGCAATCATTATCCCATGAATATGAATCATAAGAATCTTGCGAAAGGAATGACATCACATCATTCAATGACTTGAAGATGTATGCGCCGTTTGCTAGATTGATACACATTGCATGAACTTCTTCATCCGTTGCGTCAACCCAATCATCACATCCGGAACATGATCCGTAGTAATCATTATAAGCAACGAATTGACCATCCGGAAGTTTCACGCACGTTGCAACCATGCCTTGATAAGAACCTTCATTCCAATGCGCGATTACTTCCGCACCCTTGAACAATCCCTTCATTTGTTCATCGTGTCCGCCAACTTCACGTTCCATCTTGTAAATGGAATCCCAATCAATCAGTTTTTGAAGGGTGTCCGATATATGATATAACTTTTCCATGTTTACTTTTCTTTATTATTCAAACCATTCTTCCGGCGACTTGAACGCCGCCTTCTTTATCTCATTGAAATATGGATAACTCAAACGGCGCAAGTTGGCAAGATGCACTTGCGGTCTCCAATCAAGCATCCCTTGCCCTTCATTGTTGAACGCATAAAAACCGCCTTGTTTCGGCTCGTAATGAGCAAAGGCGACAACAACACCATCCTTGATGTAAACGCATTCTTGCGCGTTCGTTTCTTTTTCACCTAGTGGATAACAAACGCATTCGCAAGACTTCAAATATTCGTTCGCCTTATCCATTCGGGCGATTGCTTCAAGTCTCTTCTTGTTTGCCTTTCTGTAATTGTCCGAAACTTCATGCAAGATGTCCTTGACGCAAAAAGGCGTGTCACCGGAAGCAACGAAGAAGGACAACGTTCCGTCAACAAACATTTTCAATCCAAGTTCGATGTTTCGTTTGTCGGTAATCGTATTATAGAACTTCTTTACGAAGTCAACTGGTAGGCGATATTTAGCCGCCAACATGTTTAAATCCTTTTCCATATAACTTTATATTTAATTGTTGTCAATACCAACGACAAAGAAGCAATTCTTGTCGGAAAGAAGGTTGTTCACCGCGTCCAACGTTGCGCCGGTGGTCAAGATGTCATCGAAGACAATGATGTTTTGTTCCTTGATGTCGGCGTGCAGGGTGAAAACTGGGTTGATGCGTTGGCGGTTCTTGGCGGTGATGGCTTCTTGATAAAATGGGATTCCCAACTTTCCGGAAAGTTCGATGCAGACAGATTCGGCGAAGTTGTGTTCCTTGTGCCGGCGTTTCGGTGTTGTCACGATTGCCCATCCTTCTTTGTTCTTCAAGCCAACAACGCGATGGATCACATTCATTGCAGCTTGCGCGAACTTTGCCACATTGTCGAAATCCGACTTGATGAGCGAAAGCGGATAGCCTTCTTCACTCTTCTTGAAACATGATATGAAGGAGAAGTCGCGCTTTGGATGCCATGCGATGTTGTCAACCATGTCGCAAACGCTTTCTTGGGCGTTTTCCCCGGAGTTCCATCCGGCGCGCTTCTTTTCCTTGGTCTCTTCATCCTCGAAGGGTTGAACGTCAATCGCCCATGATTCAAGTTCCGCCGCATCCCATTCGGCAAGCAATGCTTTGTAATCCCAATCGCCGAAGTCGCCGTTGTCCTTCACGATGTAGTTGCGAAGTTTTGCAACCGGCGTGTCCTTCGGGATAACAATGCAGGGACATTCGGTGTAATTAAGTCGCTTTAGGGCTTGCAAGCGCATGTTTCCACCAATGGTGATATATTTATCATCCGCGAAGGGATAAACCAACAAGCCGCGTAATTGCAGCATTTCCGGGTCTTGTTTGATGGATTCAACCAACTTGTCAAGTTTCACCGGATTCGTTATGCGCGGATTTCCGGGCAAGCCTTCCACTTGCCCGGTGTTGTTCTCAATTTGAGAAATAGGAATATTCTTTGTTGTCATATACTAACGATTAAAGTTGTGCGACCAATCTTGTTGGCGTAATCAATTGAATACTTTGTGCCGCGGGATTCTCCATCCCAAAAGGCAACCACCATGTCGGCGGCTTCAACGATGGCACGATTCCGGATGAACGTTGCACCCCTTCCATATTTGGTGTAATCGGGGCGAAGTTCAATGAGTTTGAGATTTCTTTCCTTGGCATAACTAGCCGCAAGGGTATCAATTCCCCTTGCGCCGCCGGAAACGATGGCATCACCTTCCATGATGTTGATGCGCTTTTCAAGTTCTTGGGCAAGATTGATGTTGCCCGCGTTGCGTGAACCTACAATTGCGATGTTCATTGTTGCGATGTTTTATGCCGGGGATGATGTTCCCCGGCGGGTTTATTACTTCTGATATTTCTCCAATGTATCATACACATCATCGAGCGCGCTTTCAAATGCGTATGAATTAGAAACGACAACGCCGCGGAAAGCTAGCTTGTTGCATTTCTGCAATCCGAGAAGCCCTTTGATCAATGTGCTTGCATCGGCGATGGTGAACGAATCCAAATTGACCTTATCAATCGGGTTTCCGGATTCCTTGTTGTCGCAAAGTGACTTCAACTTTGCGATGAGTTCCTTTTGCTTGGGTGTAATCAATTTCATTGTTGCGATATATTAAACGTTTATAAATTGTTTGCGATATAAGTGATAACCTTATCAAAAAAGTTGGTATCAAAATCTGAATAAGGATATTCGATTTCGTAATCACATGGGATTGTTGTTGTTCCAACTTCACCCTTTGGGTTAAGGGTTAAACAGATGGCGGCGGAATCCGTTGCATCTTCTTCCTTCTTGGCGTTGTTGAACTCAACGATGAAGAATTTGTTTGCTTCCGCATCACATCCGTAATCTTCGCGTTCTTTCTTAGGAATGAATCTTGAACGTGTGCGAATGTTGTATGATTCAACCTTGAAACCCCATGTTTCGGTGAACTGGATTTCCTTGCCCACATATTCGGCATCAAGAACGTTCTTGATTGCTTTCTTTAAAATCTTATCTGTTGCCATAACTTTATGCTATTAATTAAACAATGTTGCGTGTATTACTTTAATACACCGCAAAGATACGGAATTTATTTAATATAACAAGCGTTTTTGGCGAAAAACTTTCGTTTTTTAATCTTATTTAGCACATGAAGACTTGAAAATGTTGAAAACTATTGCAAAAGTACGGATTCCAAAAATTGCGTATTACTATAATACATAGTATCTTTGCCGGCGATTTAAGTTTGTATAACATTTAAAAATTTTGAAAACATGAATTTAGAAGCTATTATCGCGCTACTTTCGGCAAAGTTCAAAGGCGTGCGAAGTGATGGATTGAAGCAGTTGGCGCGCATGATTGCGTTACAATGTGCGACAGAAGATGACGCGAAGGCGATTGTCGATAAACTTGATGAAGCGCAAGTCAAGGGATTCGTGAAGGAGTTTCGCGCCGATGTTGACAAAGAAGTTTCTGATGGAAACAAGACGTTTGAGAACAACTTGAAGAAGAAGTTCGATTTGGTTGCGAAGAAAACCGAGCCTAATCCCGGAGGTGATGGTGATGACCCAACCAAAGGAACGACCGAAGCAATGATTGCCGCCGCCGTTGCAAAGGCTTTAGAGCCTATCACAAAGACAATGACGGATTTCAACGCCAAGAATCTGAAAGAATCAAGGCTTCAGCAGTTGAACGAGAAGTTGAAGGATTGCAAGAATGCAGCTTTCAAGGAGCGTGTATTGAAGGATTTTGCCCGGATGTCCTTTGATGACGATGCGGCGTTCGCTGATTACTTGACAGATACAGAAGCGGATGTTGCAAATGCAAATCAGAATGTCGCGAATAATGGTTTGTCAAGTCAAGGCACACCGATGTTCGCACAGAAGGGCGATGACGGAGTTTCTTCCGCCGTTCAGTCCTACATTAAAAGTATGAACCCGGAAGGCAATCAGTTTGCCGGAAAGGATTTGTAAAACATTTAAAACTTAAAGTATTATGCTTCACATCAAAAGAGCAAAGGACAACCGCGTTGTAAAATGTATTGTCCACCGAATTGCAGACATCCCCGGTGGTGTCACGGTGTCGGTTGCGAATTTAGGCGGCAATGATCTGTTTGAAGGAACGCCAATCGGCGTTGGTGCGAACGGATTGTTTGTCGTGTGCAAGACCGCACAGATTATCACCAAGGCGGAAGCAACTGCAACCCAATACGAGGTTGCAAAGGGTCATCACTTCAAGGTTGGCGACCGCTTCGCGACCGATGCTTGCAATGGTCAGAAAATCACAAACATCGACAAATCAAATCCTGCAAAGGATGTCATCACTCTTTCCGCGACCCTTGGTGCGGTAGTGAACCCAAACACTTGCGCCTTTGAATCATCCGGCGAGAATAAGACCTTGAAGGTTGTTCCGGGTGCAATCGTAGGTTCTAACATGTCCGTTGAGCAGGGCGAGAACCTTTTCGTTGATGCTTGGGTAATGGGTGTTGTTCGTAAGAGCAATGCGCCAATCGTGAACAAAGCTATTGAAGGCGCGTTGAAAAACGTTGCCTACATTTAAAACATCATTAAATTATATCGGATATGCAAAAAACATTGATGGTTGGTCTTAATGAGAAAGACATGGGCGCGGTTATCCACAACTATGACTTGAAGGCTTATTATTACCCAACCCTTTTTCCATTGAAGGAAACAAACCGCCTTGACTGGAAGTTGCTTGAAGCGCAGGCAGGATTGAAGATTGCCGCCGACATCGTTTCACGCGGTTCAACCATTCCACGCAAGACACGTGAAGCCATTTCGCGCATCCAAGGTGATATTCCGAAGATTTCAATTTCCCGCGAAAAGTTGGAAGACGAGTTGACGGACTATGACGTTATGATTGCGATGGCATCCAACAATCCGGATTTGACCGCGATTGTTGAGTTTTGGGCAGAAGACACCAAGTTCTGTTGGGATGGCGTTGCAGCGCGCGCCGAATGGATTGCGTTGCAGCAAATTTCCCTTGGTCGTGTGAAGTTCACCAACTCAAACAACGCAGCCGTTGTCACCGAATACGATGTTGACTATCAGATTCCGGCAGCACAGAAAATCGGCGTTACTACATCTTACACATCCGGCACGGATGGCAAGTTCTTCACCAAGGACGTTCCAACCGCGTTGAAACTGGGTAAGAAGTTGTATGGCGCGACTTACAAGTTCGCGTTTATGAACGTTGACACCTTCGCGAAGGTTGCAGAACAGACCGAGGTGTACAAGCGTTGTGCGACCCTCATTCAGAACATCACCGACACCAATGATGCGCCGGATTTGACCGCGGTCAACGCTTACTTGAAGAAGAAGAATGAGACATACAAGGGTCTCCAAATCATCCTCATCGACCAAGACATCACCCTTGAACTTGCGGATGGTTCACAGATAACAAAGAATCCTTTCGAGGATGACGTTATCTTGTTCTCTGAATCAAAGGTTCTTGGCAATACTTTTTGGAAGAAGCCTATTGATGCCAAAAAGAAGGCGGGCGATGTAGCCGAAAAGGTAATGCACGGTCACACCCTCATTAAGAAATTTAGCGAGGAAGAGCCGGTGAAGGAAGTTACAATCGGAACTGCAAACTTGTTCCCGGCTTGGAATCTTTCCGGTCGTTCGGTACTGATGCAGATCAATTCAACTTCTTGGTCTAAGAATTAACCGGAAGGGCATCCATTCGTTTGGATGCCCGACCTAAAACGAAAGCACAATGGCAATAAAGACGAACAAAGATTATTTGGTTACGGCAACGCGCGCGTTGAACCTTTCGGAAGATGACATCGACCTTATCATCCTTAAAAGTGGTATTGATGCCGATGCGGATGCAAGCGTTCGGGATTGCGACATGGCAATTTACAAACGTTTTTCTGTTGTTCTTGGTGGTTCAATGCAGAATGTGACAGAAGGCGGATATTCCGTATCATGGAACATGGATGCCGTGAAGATGTTTTATAAATCCCTTTGTGAAGAACTGGGGGTTGAAAACGTTCTTGTTGGTCGTTCTAAGGTGCGCAACCGTTCAAATTACTGGTAACATGGCAAATGTTGAGCAATACCCACATTATCTTTTTGTGGTCGAAGGTGCGGCGAATGCCGTGCAGGATGAATCCGGAAACTGGGTTGAAGGTGAAGTCAAAATCAAGTTTCATTCAAGATGTCGTGAAGAAGTTGATGGACGAGGAACGGAAATCGCCGTTTCCGGTGGTACGTTCCACAAGGTCACATCATTGATTCAGATTCCCAAAGGAAAACCGACAATCGCGCTTGGAACGCCGGTCATCGTATCGAATGATGACGAATGCAATGATGTCCGCATCAAAGGCGTGTGTTTGAGATATGATCCTTCGCAATTTCATTCAAGATTATGGGTATAACATCATCGTTCAATCGTGACATTGTTCAACACCGGTTCGATGCTTTTCTTCAAGAAGTTGAGAAACTGCAAATCGAAATGATGCAAGAACTTGGTGAAAAATGCGTCACAGAAATGCGCCTTAACAAGGGTTACACCATGCAGACCGGCGCATTGTTATCATCAAGCGGTTATTCGGTATTCAAGGATGGTGTTGCGATTCATACGGCGTTTGAAGCAGCTAGCGGCGCGGATAGCACCGCGGCGGCACAAGGCATCAAGAAGGGACAATCACTTGCCGGGAAGGTCGGCAAGGAAACGGAAGGGATTTCCCTTGTTGTCGTTGCCGGCGAGAAATACGCCGTATATGTTGAATCGAAAGGTTACAACGTCATTTCTTCCGCCGAACACTTGGCGCAAAGGGAATTGCCAAGAATGCTTTCGGAACTAGTTTCAGACATTAAAGCGGCAACTGAATGAAGCAAACTTTCGATTTAGACGAAATCATGTTCAAGTTGTTGAACGTCAAAACCATCACCGATGAAATAAGTGGTGGCATCTACCTTGGGGATGGTCGCCCGGAAGATTCCTCAAAGGAAGATGTCGTTGTCAACTCAATCGACTTGACGCAAGACTACCTTCCGCAAGTCGCAACAACGAATGTGAACATCTATGTCCCCGACAAGCCATTTCAAATTGATGGCAAATGTCAGTTTGTGGCGTGTCGTGACAAATTGAAAGCCATTGCCGGAAAGGTGGTGGCAGTATTAAGAAACGCGGTTGTTCCGGGCTTGAAATTCGTTATCGAAGCGCAAAACGTCCTTCGGGAAGAATCAATCAAGCAACATTATGTGAACATCCGTATATCGTGGAACATACAAATTGATTAAATTTTAAATTATGGCACAGACATCTGTAATTACAATCGGTTTGGCAAGAATCGCAGTTGGTACGGCAGCACCAAACGGCACGATGCCTACCGAACTCACAAAGATTGGCAAGGTTTACAAAGATACTTGCAAAATCGCGCAGGATGCCGCCGAAGTGACAGAACACTTTGAGGAAGGCAAGTCAGCACCGGAAGTCCGCAAGAAGACGAAGAAAGTTCCAAAGGTAACTTTCTCGCTTATGGATTGCGACCCGGATGCACTTGTCAAGTATATTGGCGGCGAGAAGGTCAACACAACCGGATGGGGATTCAACGGCGATGAGATTACATCAAATATCGCAATCAAGATTGAATCGGAGCAGGGTCTTGACTTCTGCATCCCGAACGCTGATGTTGAAGCAGTCATCAACGCCGACATGTCCGCCAAGGGCATTTTCCTTGTTGACTTCACGGTTACACCTTGTGCGGTTACATCGGGAAAGGCAATTTCGGCAGTTCCTAAGAAATAATCGCGGCGGGGAAAACCTTTACAAACGAACCAAAGCCCCGAATCATATTCTTATGGTTTGGGGCTTTTAATTTATCATCACATGGAAGATTTGGAAAAAAAGAAACTGGAGCAAGAACGCGCCGAACTTGACCGATTAATCGGGAAGGGTGTCACCTTCGAGGTTGATGATGTCCGTTTCAAGGTTGAGAAGCGTTTCTTCGGCTTATGGAAAAAGCGCATTCCGGAGACTTACAAGCGCAAGTTCACCATCAAAGAACCGACACTTGGAACACTTGACAGAATGTCGCGTGAATGGGTGGAAATGGCAATTGATGAAGAGAAATTGAAGTCAACGGAAGGTATGAGAGCCGCACGCGCCTTGGCAACCGCGCATTCATTACGTTGCGCAAGGGTCATTGCATTGGCGGTTCTTGGTTCTGATTACGAAATAGCGATTCCAGGAAGCAACGGATCAATCCGGTATGTCGAAGATGCAAAGAGACTGGGGGATTTGACGCGCTTGTTCTCGCGAAGAATCAAGCCTTCAACCCTTCACCACCTTGTTTCTATCATTGACACAATGTGCAATCTTGGGGATTTTTGCAACTCTATTCGATTAATGTCAACCGACCGAACAACAACGCCGATTCGGATAGAGGAAGAAGCCGCGGTTTAAGCAGTCCACATGGTCGCCGTGGCGCGATATGCGCGCACATGGGGTGGACATACAGATACTTGACCGAAGGCATTTCGTGGGCGTTAGTCCAAAAAATGATGATGGATGCGCCATCCTATGATTCTGAATCGAGCGGTGAAACTGAAATCGTCAACTTGGAAAAGGAGAACGCGAATGATATTATGAATTATGTTAATAGTTTAATGTAACATCACATGGCAGAAATAAACGGTGGTGGATTGTCCTTCACTTCAACGTTGGACAATCTCCAACTTAACAAGGCGGTCGAAGAAACACTTCGGAGATTGCAGGGGCTTTCGGATGGAGCGGTCGCGGTTGGTGATTCAATTGATTCGTCAACCGCCGAAGTGATTGAACAAATCAACATCCAAAAGAAGGTCATTCAAGATTTGGAAACTTCTTATGCCGACCTTAACAACAAAATCAATTCAGTTGAGCCGGGAACGGCGCAAGATGTATTGATACAACAAGCAAACGCCGTCCGAAGCGAACTTGAAGGCGAACGAAAGGGTTTGACCGATTTGACATACCAACTTTCGGAACTTCAAGCAGCGAACGAAGGCGCGGCGAACTCGTTTGCCACAATCCGCGAGACCTTGGGGACAGTAGGCGCGGCATGTGAAGAAAATGAGAATGCCATTGCGCGCCTTGCAGAGGAATATGAAAAGTTGAAGAGCGAGTTGAATGACGCGGCGATGTCCGGTAATGATGCCGAATACAAAGCGTTGGTTAAACGCGCGGAAGCGGTGAAGGGTGAAATTCATGTCCGCAAGCAGCTTTTGACAGAATTGCGCGAACAATCGAACGCCCTTGAAGAATCGGCGGAAAGAATCGAACGAGAACGCCAAGCGGTCGAGGAAAACGCCAACGCCCATGTTTCCCTTCGCCAACGCATCAAGGCATTGAAGGCAGAAATGGCAGATTACCGAATGCAGTTCGGAGACCAAACAGAACAATATAAGAAAATGGCGGCGGAACTCGGAAATCTGCAAGATATTCAAGGCGACATCAACGCGCAAGGAAGCATCTTGTCGAATGATGAGAATCGTTTCGCCGGTGTTCTTTCCGGCTTGAATGGCTTGGTTGGTGGCTTCACGGCGGCGCAAGGTGCAATTGCCTTGTTTGCCGGGGAAAATGAAAACTTGCAGAAGATTATGTTGAAGGTTCAGTCCTTGATGTCAATCACGATGGGATTGCAGCAAGTTTCGGCAACCTTGAACAAAGATTCCGCGTTTATGCTTGTTACCTTGAACACGTTGAAAGAATGGTGGAACAAACTCACCGGACAATCAGTTGTCGAGGAAACCGCGGAAACAACCGCAACAACCGCAAATACCGCCGCCAACACCGCGAATGCAGCTTCACAGAGCGCAAGGGCAGCAGCGGCAACCGGTTCAACCGTTGCAACTGGGGCGAACACCGTTGCAACTGGGGCGAACGCCGTTGCAGCCGGAACGGGTACGGTTGCCAACTGGTCTTTGGCAGCATCATTCCGGGCGGTCGCTTCGGCTATCAAGTCAATACCGGTGTTCGGATGGATTGTTGCCGGAATCTCGGCATTGGTGGCGGCGGTCACGTTGTTCACTGATTCAGAGGATGAGAACACCGAAGCAATCAAGAAGAATAAGGATGCCCAAAAGGATTTGCAGGAAGAAATGTCCGCAACCGAACGCGTTCATGCTGAAACAATCAAGCAAGTTGCGGAAGAGCGCGGAAAAGTCATTCTACTGAATGACATCCTTCACGACAATTCCGTTGCCATTGGAGACCGCCGCAAGGCATTGAACGAATTGAAGAGAATCATACCTTCATACAACGCCCTTCTTGATACGGAAGGAAAGTTGACGCGAGACAATACCGCCGCGATTGATGACTACATCAACGCCCTTGACCGCCAAGCAATGGCAAAGGCGGCGCAAAAGGAACTTGAAGCCCTTTCAACCAAGGAAGTTCAAGCAAAGTTGAAGCAGATGAAGGCGCAACGGACAATGGATGCGAACGAATGGGGCAACACCCATGTCAACGCCAACGATGCCACCAACAAGACAAGGGGAAACGAAAACATTGCGGTTCGTGATGCAACGTCCTTCCGTGGTGAAGCATATCAAGAATCACAAGTTGAAGCATCAAAGGCGCGATTGGCTTATTCGGAAGCCAAGAAGGACATGGAAGCAGCGAAGAAGGATGCCAAGAAGGTTGCGGATGACAAACGCGACATCATGGCATTGATCAAGGATGAGAAACTCACCACCGATGTTGTGGCGGCAGCTTCCGAAGATGTGAAGGGTGGCGGCGGAAAGACAACACCGCTTAAAACCGAAAACGTGGAAACGGATTTGGAGAAACTGGAAAAACTTCTTGCGCAAGCAAAGAAGGGGTATGAAGAATATTACAAGTGGTGCAATTCCGGCGATAAAATCCTTCAAGAAGCCGCAAATAATGAGTTTTCCGGGCTTTTGTCGCAAGGTGCGAACTATCTTGAATATTTACAGAATCAACGCGCTGAAATCGAAAAAATCAGCGTTTCAGACAGAACCAAGGCACAGAACGACAAGTTGCGCAAGCTGAATGATGAAATCGCCGAAGAATCCAAGAACACCGTCCTTCAAGCCTTCAACAAGGAACTTTCGTCACAATTGAGCAATGCGCAATCCATCATCGACATGTTGAACATCATCGAGGAAAAGCGCAAGGAACTTGCCAACGATGGAACGCAACTTGACAACGAGAAGAAAAGCGTGTTGGATGGTGCCGAAGATGACATCGTTGAGAAGCAGAAGGAAAGAACGTCCGAATTGCTTCAAGAATACGCCTCATATACGGACAAACGTCTTCAAATGGAAAAGCAGTATGTTAACGACATGTTGCTTCTTCAAAAGAAACTTGACAAGGCAACAACGCCGGAAGAGAAGAAAACCATTTCCGGGGCGATGGAGAACCGCCGCGCCAAGTACAAGCAGGATTCCAAGTCATCCGGCGATGAAGACTATGACAACATGATTGCCGCCTTCAAGTCATTCGAGCAAAAGCGAATCCAAATCAGCGATGACTATGATGAAAAGCGAAGAATCGCCCGACTTCATAACAACGAGGAACTGGTGAAGCAATTGAACATCGAGGAAGCCAAGGCGCAATTGCAAAATTCCTTCGATGAACTCAAAGCATCCCCGGAATATGTTTCCGCCTTCGAGGATTTGAAGAACGTTTCGACCGAAACCATCCAAAGCCTTCTTAAACGTTTCGATGAAGTGAAGGAATCAGCCGCGGAAAACCTTCAACCGGAAGATTTGAAGACCTTCACCGACACGATGATGAAGATGTCCGATGAATTGAACTCGCGAAATCCTTTTGAAGCCCTAAAAACCGGATATGAGGAATTGAAAACCGCATCAAACGAGTTGAAGGCGGCAGAAAAGGAGTTGAAGCAGATTCGGGAAAACGGTGGCGCGGGAACGACCGCGGAAACCGCTGCAATCGCGAAGGTCAACAAGGCAAAGGACAACTACATCAAGAAGAACAACAAGGTTCGTCAGTCGGAAAAGGAAGTCACTTCACAAGTCAACAAGTTGTGCAAGGAACTTTCCAATGTCGGAACAACCATCGGTGGTGAAGCCGGCGAGATCATTTCCTTGATTGGTGACATCGGTTCGTTCGTGATGACAACGATTGATTCCTTCAAGTCTGTGACAACGGCAACCGCAAATGCCATGTCAACAATGGAAAAGGCAAGCGTTATTCTTTCAATCGTTTCGGCAGCTTATCAACTTGCGACTAAGATTTCAAACTTGTTTGGTGATGGTGGTGAAGCCGATTACAAACGCGCGGAAGAAGTCTATAAACAATATATTTCGGTTCTTGATGATGTCATCAACAAACAGAAAGAATTGATGGCTTCAATTTCTGGAGAGAATGCAAAGAAATCGTATAAATACGCATTGAGCCTTATCAAGGAACAATCGGATGCGGCGCGTGAACTGGGAAAGCAGTATTTGAACGCCGGCGCGAAGAAAGGCGTGTTTGGTATCGGTTCAAAGTCTTCACATGGTGTAGACCAAAGAAAGAACATTTCCGGGGAAGGATGGAATCAGTTGCGAAGTCTTTATGAACAAAACATCATTTCCATCAACGAATACACCGCAATCGCCAATGGCAGAATGACCGGATTGTTCGACCTTGCTTCCGACCAACTTGAATATTTGAAGGAACATGCCGCGGTATTTTGGGCGAATCTTTCAGAAGAGACGCAAACGTACCTTCAACAAATCATTGATTGTCAAGAGCAAACGGAAGACATGGCGGACAAACTGAATGAATCGTTGACCGGTGTCAGCTTCACGACATTGAATGATGACTTCATGGATATGTTGTCAGATTGGGACGTATCGACCAAATCGGTTGCGCAAAAGATGTCCGAATACATGCGCAAGGCATTGATTCAAGAAATGTTCAAGGCGCAATACAAGGAACAATTGCAAAACTGGTATAAAATGTGGGCGAAAGCCCTTGATCCGGAAGGTGAAGGTGGTTCAAAAATCACGAAGACAGAGCAAGACGCGCTTGATACCTTGCGCAATTCCATCGTTGAAGGCGCGGTCAATGCCGCCAACAAGATAAATGAGCAATTCGAGAACCCGAATGCGAAATCAGAGGATGACACGTCATTGACTGGTTCAATAAAGGGCGTATCGGAAGAAACCGCATCGAAGGTCAGCGGACAGATGAACGCGATTCGCATCAATCAGATGGAAGCAACGGAAATCTTGCGTCAACACCTTGTGGTTCTGAATACGATTGCACAGAATACTTCTTTCAATTTCCATCTTGCCAAACTTGACAGAATCGTTTCTTTGCTAGAAAAGAGCCAAGAAAGCGGTTCTTTAAGGTCGCAAGGTCTTGGTTAAATTTTAAATTTAAATACACATCAAAATGGACAATAACAACATTAAATTGAACCTTCCTTTCGATGAATCGAATGGTTCAAAGGTCGCTTATGATTATTCAGCCAACCGCGCCGATGGTGCAGTTGATGGCGCGACATTCGTTCCGGGCAAGAATGGAAACGCAATTTCCTTCCATGATTCCGGAACTTGCGAGGTCGCGAAAAACGTTCTTGGAAACATCAATGGAGAATGGACGATTTCAACACTTGCGAAGGGATTGTCTATCGAGACCGGTTCGCCTAAACAGATGGTTTGGGTGTTGAACTTCGGCGGCGTTGATGATACCCTTGAAGTTCCAATTGACGTTTCCCCGGATTTGTGGATTTCGCTTGCGGTCACTAAGAAGGGCAATTCTTACAAGTTCTATGCCAACGGATCACTTGTGAAGAACGTTGTGCGTTCTTCCGGCAGATTGCGCGGTATTTCGTTGAATCAAGATGCCTACGGCGGCGAAGATGGTCTCGGATGTCTTGATGACTTCAAGATTTACGATGTCGAGTTGTCGCAAGATGAGTTGATGACCGAACAGAACGAAGGTTCAACAATCGAATACACCATTGACGGCGTGAACATCAAGAATGCGTTCGGTGTGTGTGTGTCAAATTCGGAAGGCGTGATTTCAAAGCCGAAGTTGAAGACACCGACTTCGATGTCTTGGGACAATTATCACGGCGAGGTGGTTGACTTATATCACAAGTTCTACGAGCCGCGAGAAATCACATTGTCTTGCTTCTTGAAGGCATCATCAAAGAATGACTTCATCACGCGCCTTGTTGAGTTCGAGCAGCTTTTCGACAAGCCGGGAACGCAACGCCTTATGATTTCAGTTCACCCGATTAAACCGCTTGTTTATGAGATATACAACAAGAACGAAATCGCGGTCAAGAAGACATGGAATGAACGCTTGATGGTCGGAACGTTCGACTTGAAGTTGACAGAACCCGAACCGGTGAAGAGAGTGTTGAAGCACATTCGCGTTTCGGATGCGACAAAGGATTGCACAATCACCTTGACATCCAACAAGAATGTCAACATTTACTGGGGTGATGGAGAATCAGACCTTGACGTAAGCGGAACAAAGAAGACTGTTTCGCACACATACAAGGATAATGGAGATTATTTCATCATTATCGCCGGTTGTGTCGATGAGATAACAGATTTCGCAACTAATGCAATCATCGTATGGAACAAATTATAATCAAACGCGGCAATACTTTGATTCCGTTAGCATCAAAGAAAACCGCAACATCAATCAAGAGTGCAACGCAAAATGTTGCACTCTTGGGCGATGATACATTGAACATCGTTGTTGTTTCGCCGTTCAAGTTGGATTTCTTGATTGGCGACACGACATTCGTGTATGGCAACATATACAAGTTGAACCGCCTTCCGAAGGTCAAGAAAAACGGAATGTACGAATTTGAGTACGAACTGGAGTTTGAGGGCGCGCAATATGACATGATGCGCGTCACCTACGATTTGACCATCGACACGACATCCAATCAGCTTGCAGATGTTTCCGGGGATTCTTTGACCGGAAATCTTCGCCGTTTCGCAACGGTCATGGTCTCGAATCTGAATCGTGTGTTCAAAAACATGTGGGAACTTGGAGAATGCCCGGACACCGCCGAAGACAAGACGTTGACGTTCAGCGAATCGGAAAATTGTCTTTCGGTCATTCAGAACCTTTGCAAAGAGTTCGAGACGGAATTTGAAGTTTTATATTCCGGATATTCCAGGAAATACACAATAAACTTCAAGAAGATTGGCAAGACGTTCCCTTACAAGTTCGAGTTCGGCAAGAATAATGGCTTGTATCAGTTGACGCGTGAAAACGTTTCAACTTCAAACATCGTCACCCGACTGAAGGTTTATGGCAGTACGGAGAATATCACAAACAAATATCGCGCGCAACGTCTTTGCCTTCCGAATCGTTCAAAGCGTGATTCTTACATAGAGGATGCGGCGGCAGTCCGCAAATATGGAATATGGGAAGCACGAAAGTACTTCGATTACATCAAGCCAAGCCGAACCGGAAAGGTGGAAAAGATTGTTTCCGATTCAGTCTTGAAGTTTGTTGATTCAACCATGTTCGACTTGAACGAGAAAGATGAATCCGGAAATACGAAATACCTTCTTGCGGAAACTTCCGCAAAGGTTCGTTTCAATACCGGAAATCTTGCCGGATATGAATTTGAGGTTCATTCGTATGATCATGCGACACATACCTTCACGTTGAAGAAGCAGACAGACGAACGCGGAAACGTTTTCCCTTCCGAAAGTACACCGGCTTTCCGGTTCGGCGAGAAAGACGAATACAAGTTGATTGACATTGCCTTGCCGCAATCATATATTGATGAAGCGGAAAGCGAACTTGCGAAGCAGGGGCAAACCTATTACAACCAAAATTCACAACCAAAGGTTCAGTATGGTTTGAGTGTTACGGATTCCTTCTTGGCTTCCATGTTGAGCAATGAGACGAACGGAAACGTGATATGGGTCGGAGATTACATCCCGGTAAAGGATTTGGATGTCGATGTTGACAAGTCGGTTCGCGTCAAGTCATTCAAACGTGACTTGATGAAAGATTATTCATACACATTGACAATTTCGGACATGTCGATAACATCTAGCATCACGAACCGCGTGATTTCCGAATTGATTGAGCATGACAAGGCGATTACCATCAATCAGTTATTAGACCCGGCGAGAGCAAGGGCGAATTGGCGTTCATCACGCGAGGTGTTGAATATGGTGTTTGATCCGGACGGCGATTATTACACGGATAAAATCAAGCCGGCATCAATTGACACGATGGCGTTGTCTGTTGGCGCGAAGGCAATGCAATTCGGATTACAGAACACCGTGTTTCAACCGAACTACCTTGGCAACGCAAATCGCATCGTGTACAATGGTGGTGTGTTAACACATTACACCATTAAAGAGGATGCCGCCGTTTCGTGGATTTTATCTGATGGTGATATAGAATTGACTAATGAGAAACAAGCGTATTATATTTACGCGAAATGCAGTAAGAAGGATAATTCCGGAAGCATTATATTCAGCCATGTCCAAAAAAAAACAGATGGTGATGCTAATTATTATCACTTCTTCATTGGTGTTCTCAATTCTGTTGATTCTGAATTGAAGGCGCGTTCACTCGCGTTGACCTATGGTTTCACGATGATCAATGGTCGTTTCATCAAGACCGGACGTATTGAATCAGCAGATGGCACAACATATTTTGACCTTGACAATTCGGAAATTGGCGGAAAGATATGCTTCACAAAGAATGGGCAAAAGAAGACATTGGAAGAGATTGCGAACGAAAGCCTTGAAAGCAAGGATTTCATCAACAACACACTTCCGGGATTGCTTGACAACATACAACAACAATTGGATGGTCAAATAGAACAATTCTTCTACGAAATAGACCCTTCGCCGTTATCAACATCGCCAAGTGCTGATGCAGCATTGCCAAATAGTGAATGGGCAACAAGTGGCGACAAAGAAAAACACCTTGGCGATTTGTACTATAATACAATATCCGGCAAGGTATGGCGATATGTCAAGATACAATGGCGACCACATCCCGGATATGTGCCGGGGACGTTTTATTGTTGGAAAGAACTGCAAGATTCGGAGTTGGCACAAGCCATTGCTATTGCGAATGAAGCGTTGGAACTTGGAAAAACCAAGAACCGTGTGTTTACATCACAACCAATTCCGCCATATTCAATTGGCGACCTTTGGGTTCAAGGCGAAACGGGCGACATCATGCGTTGCAAGGCATCAAGGGAAACTGGTAATTACACCGCATCCGACTGGGAAAAGGCATCAAAGTACACCGACAATACGGCGTTGAATAACTTTATCAATGGAGCATATACAAATGCAATTGATACACTGACAACACAAATTGACGGCAAGATTGAAACGTGGTTTCAAACCACCGACCCGGCTTCAAGTTGGACATCAACAGACAATGCAAAGCACGTTGGCGATATGTGGTACAATCCGGAGACAAAGGATTTGTATTACTGGGAATTTAAAAGTTACATAAGCAATGGTCATCTAGTTCAAAAGTATGTTTGGACAAAGGTTGAAGATAGTAAAGCGGTCGAAGCCTACGAAGCCGCAAGCAAGGCGCAAGACACGGCAGACGGAAAGAGAACCGTTTTTGTTGCAGAGCCAAAGCCACCTTATCAAATCGGCGACTTGTGGGTTGACGGAAAGGAATTGCGCCGTTGTGTTACCGCAAGGTCTTCCGGAACTTATGTTGCGACAGATTGGGCAATTGCAGTATATTACGACAATACCAAGACAACCATTGATGGCGGAATCGTCACATCCGGAACAATACAAGTCGCGGGCGATGCAAAATACATCCTTGCGGGTATTACCGGAAAAGGATCAAGTGGAGATTCAATCCGTTTTTGGGCGGGAACAACCTTCGAGAATCGTTCCATTGCACCTTTCAGAGTGCAGCAGAACGGCAAGGTTTACATGAAGGATGCAGTTGTTGAAGGTGAAATCAATTCTATCATCGGAAACATCGGTAAATGGATTCTTTCGGATGGAATCATCAAGTCGAAGGCAAACATTGACGAAAAGGCGAAGGTCAAGATTCCGGCGATTCAGCTTGATTCTATCAATGGAAAAATCCTCATTGGTGAAAACATCGTCCTTGACAAACTGGGATTGTCGCTTATATCGAACGATTATGAGAAGTTGCGTGTGTCGAATTGTCAGATTGGCGAATATAGCAAATATCTTGTTGCTCAGAAACATACGGGCAAAGAATGGTTGTATTTCAACGTTCCAGGTGGTTATATCTTTGCGGCAAAAACATGGATTCCAAAGTTCGCAAAACCGGAAGCGGCGAAGATTCATTTCGGATATTTCGGAGCGGGCACGGTGTTGACAATTAACGAAATAGAAGTACGGAAAACCGTCCCAGACTCTAATGTGCAAGGCACATCGGTTGGAATGCGCTTCAATACCGCGCCTTCTGTAATTTGCACATTACGTTGCAATGGTGTTTCAGTCGCGCAAACAAGCGCGTATTACGGCGGTTCAAAGATGAACGGACAAACTTTCAGCATGCAAATGAAATGGGCAAAGACGTTCATCATTGACAAGGAAAATGAAGGTGATTATGAATTGGAAATTGCCATGCAGCCACTTGACGTTTATGCTTCTGCAACTTCCGTAATTGGCAAAACGCAAGGTGTAATTACAGTTGACTTCGATTTCACGCGTGGTTCTTACGAAAGAACTGTCATTGCAAATGATGGATTGATGTCATGTTGGAAGGATGGTGTGATGATGATGACGAATGCAGGATTTATTGTCAACTTCGGAAGTTATCATCTTAAAATTACGAAAGAAGGAATCAAAAAATCGACTGATTCCGGCGTACATTGGAATGATGTGTAATATATATAATAAGGTGTTGTCATGTCCGGGAAGCAATGGCGACACCTTAAACCGGGAAAAACGGCGTTGTTAAGCCCGAAAAACGGCAAAAACCGGGAAAGTTTTGCAAGGGTTTTCAACATTGTGTATTATTATAATGCATTTTTTGTATTTTTGCAGTCAGTTTTTAAAACATTGAAAATATGGATAAAACAAGAGCGGGTGAAAACGTTTCCGCCCAAATCGCAAGAATGGGCAAGGTGGAAGGTTTGTCCGAAGGCAACTTCGCATTGCCGGATGGTTACAACTTCCAAATCAAAAATGACGGAATCCAACCGGTAACATTGCAAGTGCGTCTTGCAAGGATGGAGCAGGGGGAATTTATCGAGACCACCTTCAACGTTGGTTGGAATCCGGAAATCGTGAGAGAAATCAAGGCAACATCGTTGTCGGGTATTAATTTAAAATGGGGTTACTAATATGGGACTTTTAATCGGGGTCGGTGATTCACGACCACAAAGTGCATACGATTATTGGTATGGCATTGAATGGGATGTTACGGTATCAAATCCACATCCAAAAAGAATCGGCAAGAAGGAACTTCACAAGGAATTGCCATTGCAGAACATGATGCGTGGTTGTCTGTTGAAGGATGACGGTTCGGTTAACTATTATCTTTACGCGAATGATTCAACCAAGCGTGACAACGGCGCGAATGCGAACCTTTCCGGTGCAGATGGTCAAGTCATGGTTGAGTTGCCGGATGTTTACATCCGTTTTGAACGAGATGGAAACAAATGTCGCGCGTTGATGTCGCCGCAAGAACTTCCGGGATTCATCCTTTGGAAGAAAGACTATATTTCGATGTTTGAAGCATCGGTTCAGCGTTCGGCGAACAAACTTTGTTCTGTTGTTAATGCAACCGCCGATTATCGCGGCGGAAACAATACGACCGCCTATGATGGCAAATCAAACACGTTGATTGGTCGCCCGGCAACAAATATCAGCTTGAACGCCTTCCGAACCTATGCGAGAAACCGCGGCGCGAAGGCTTGGAACTGCAACACTTATTCAGTACACCGCAAGTTGTGGTGGTTGTTCGCGATTGAGTATTGCACATTCAATTCGCAAGAAGCCTACAATGCAGCGTTGACAACTGAAGGTTATCATCAAGGTGGTCTTGGTGATGGTGTCACAACGCTTGATTGGGGAAAATGGAGTACATTCAACGGAAACAACCCATTCGTTCCTTGTGGCTTCACAAATAGTCTCGGAAACTATTCCGGATATATTGAATACACCATGCCGGCGGAATATGATGCGACAACCAAGAAGGTTCAAGTAAACAGATACCGCGGTGTCGAGTTGCCTTTCGGTCATGTTTGGAAGTGGACGGACGGATTCAAATGTATGATCCAGTCAGACACGGACGGCGGTCTTTCAAAGTTCTATGTTGCCGATGATGTCAACGCCTTCAAGGAAGGTGGAGTTGATGGCTATGATTACCGCGGCAACCTTCCACGAAAGGAAGGCTATGTGAAGGAAATCTTGCTCGGAGAGAATGGCGAAATGATGCCGTTATCAGTCGGTGGCGGTTCTACAACGTATTTCTGCGATTACTACTATACAAACATCCCTACAAGCGGAACGGCAGAAAGGGGCGTTTTGTTCGGCGGTTATGCGAATAATGGTGCGTATGCGGGGTTCGTCTATGCGATTACGTATAATACGGCTTCGTATGCGTATGCGTCTGTCGGTTCTCGGCTTTGCTACATCCCGCAAGGCTAAATCGAAGCGCGCCCAAATCGGGGGCACTCGAAAAATGGTAAGTTAAAAACATGAAGAAATTAGGTTGTCCGTTGTCGGGGCGTTTTGTTCGGCGGTAATGCGAATAATGGTGCGAATGCGGGGTTCGTCTATGCGAATACGAATAATACGGCTTCGAATGCGAATGCGAATATCGGTTCTCAGCTATGCTTGTAAAAAATATAGTTGCTAAACGGAGACCTTGCCACAAAAACTTCACATTGTGTGTTGAATGAGCCGGGAAAAGAAGCCCGGCGGCAAAAAATAAAATATGTCTAACGGTTTTGGTATGGCGTAAGCCCGAAGAATCCAAATAAACAAGCAAACAAACATGAAACGAATTGGAAATCTTTTCGAGAAGGTCATTTCCCTTGACAATTTAAGGCTTGCCGATGAAAAGGCACGCAAGGGGAAATTGGGCACGTATGGCGTGCAGCTTCACGACAAACACCGGGAAGAGAACATCTTGGCGTTGCATGAGAGTTTGAAGAATGGGACGTTCAGAACGTCCAAATATCATGTTTTTACAATTTTCGAGCCGAAGGAAAGGCAGATTTTCCAATTGCCATATTTCCCCGACCGAATCTTGCATCATGCGTTGATGAACATTCTTGAATCAATATGGGTTTCAACCTTCACAAAGGACACATATTCGTGTATCAAGGAAAGGGGAATCCATGCTTGCGCGAAGAGTTTGAAGGCAGCATTGAAGCGAGACAGAGAAGGGACGAAATATTGCTTGAAGATAGATGTCCGCAAGTTTTATCCTTCAATCAACCATGAGGTGTTGAAGGGTATTGTGCGAAGAAAAATAAAAGATAGTCGCCTTTTGGCGTTGCTTGATGAAATCATTGATTCAAATGTCAACACGGATGTTCCGATCCGAAACTATGTGACAGACCCGACAACCGGGGAACTGGTTGCGACTTCATTGAACGGCGTTCCAATCGGCAACTATCTTTCCCAATATTTTGCGAACTTGTTTCTTGCTTACTTCGACCATTGGTTGAAGGAGAAGAAGCGGGTCAAGTATTATTGGCGGTATGCCGATGATATTGTCATTCTTGCGCCAACGAAAGAAGAACTTCATGCCTTGTTGCATGACATCCGGGAATACTTCACGGCGTTGCAATTGAAGGTCAAACACAATTACCAAGTTTTCCCGGTCGATGCCCGCGGAATTGATTATTTGGGTTATGTGTTTTTCCATACGCATACGTTGTTGCGCAAGACTATAAAGAAAAAACTTTGCCGCCGGGTTGCGAAGTTAAACAAGCGCAAGCGGAAGCCGACCAAAACAAGGTACAAGCAACAAATTTGTTCTTGGTGGGGTTGGTGTAAGTATTGCGATTCAGTAAATTTGATTAATAAACTTTCAAAACAGTTTCCGTATGAAATTAAATTTAATCGTTCCTAACGCTCATTATGACAATGAGCACGGACAACCAAAGGTAATCGAGAAGGACAATGACGGTTCTTTCTTGTATCGTTATAACATCAAGCCGGAAATGAAGATTCCGGAAGGTGAGGAAGAGGAAAAGCAAGTTGGCTTTTCATGTTGTGAAATCCGCGTGTGGGAGCATCCAACCAAGGCTGTATTGAAGAAGGCGATTATCCGTTCAGTAATTGACGAGACCGCCGAATTTGACCTTGTGAACTCTTACAACAAGGATTTGATGGGCATCAAGAAGGACTCGAAGGCGATTGCAGATTACACCGAATATTTGCAGTTTACCGAAGACGTTGATGCCATGTTGGTAAATGATTTGTCGAACAATCCAATTAATTATTAAGTAAGTTATGCCACGATTTTGTGATTCAAACATTGAAACGGATGCCATCATTGGTAAGGGAATCGACCTTGATGACTTATTCGACAAACGAATCGTTGTCGAGAAAATCAAGATTCAACCGACCAAGTTTCCGGGAAAGAACGCATCCGGAATGCGAATGCAGATGCAAGTGATCCCCGATGCCAAGTTCAACGATGAGCCGGATGAAGAAGGTGACTTCTTTGTCAAGGGCGAAAATGGATTGTGTATCGGAACGCGGCGTTCAGTCTTCACCGGTTCGGACAATCTGATGGAAGAGTTGCAGAAAGCACAACTTGACTTCAAGAACTGGCGAACATCACGAAACCTTGCGCCGAAAGACTTCATCGTGTTCGACACGACAATCACAAAAGTTGGCAAAATGTTTCACTTCACATAAAAAGATAAGTTATGAATGAATCAATTTCAATGATTGGGCGTAATGTTATGATGATGTGCGGTGCGTTGATTGCGATTATCAAGCCGACAATCCCCTTCATCATCATTTGCACCATTGCGGTGTTCATGGATTGTTTCACCGCTTGGTTGTTATCTCGAAGAGTGAAAAAGATGTTTCCAGGAAAGAGCAACGGCAAGTTCAAGTCACATGATTTCGGCAGGGTCTTGTTGACCTTGATTAAAGTCTTTTCGCTCATTGTACTGGTTCACTTGATTGACACCTACATCTTGCCCGACATTTCCTTCCGTTTGGCGAACATCGTTGCCGGTGCGGTCTGTTTTTGGCAAGTTTGGTCGATGCTTGAAAACGAATCATCGTGCAACAATGCAAAGTGGGCGAAGATAGCGCAACGAATCATGGTTGACAAGACCGAAAGACATTTTGACATTGACTTGCATGAATTGAAGGATGATGATTCCGGCGGTGGTGCAGCTTGCGAAACAAGCAAATGCCCACCGAAGGACAATAAACCAAAAACAGAAGAAGCAGATGGCGAAGGTTAGTGTTTTGTTACCGTTCATCCTCAGATGGGAAGGCGGTTTCGCCAATGATCCGGCAGATTCCGGCGGTGCAACCAACAAGGGTGTGACCATTGCAACATGGAAACAATGCGGTTATGACAAGGACGGAGACGGAGACATTGACGTGAAGGATTTGAAGTTGTTGACAGACAAAGATGTTCTTGACCGCGTGTTGAAGCCGCATTTTTGGGACAGATGGCACGCCGATGACATCCATTCTCAGAAGGTGGCGAACATCCTTGTCGATTGGGTTTGGTCTAGCGGAAAACATGGTATTGTCATTCCGCAACGCCTTCTTGGTGTAACCGCTGATGGCATTGTTGGCGCAAAAACCTTGAATGCCGTCAATTTTGCCGACCCCGACCAATTCTTTGAAGTTCTCTACAATGCCCGAATCAAGTTCTTGAAGAACGTCGTTGCACAGAGCATCAAGGCGTATGAAAAGAAAATCGGTCGCAAGTCAACAATCGCCGAACGCAAGAAGTACACCAAACAACGTTTTCTTGCCGGGTGGTTGAATAGATTAAAGTCAATAAGAAGTTTGTAGCCTATGAAACATTTCATTTTCATTTTGCTCGCGCTGATTCTTTCGGCGTGTGCATCATCTAAGAAGACAACAAGGCAGGAATCCGCCAAAACGGAGACTTCATCCGTTGTCGAAGAGACGAAGGCATCCGGAAACGCGATTGTGATTGATACAACGAAATCAAATGATTTTACATATACAATCACGCAAATCGAGTTTTTTCCGCCTTCCGGGAATGTGCCCGAAATCGGTGAGAAATGCAATTGCATTCCGAAAACGATGCAATTGCATTCTTTTGACGATGCAATTGCATCAAATGAAGAAAAGAAGCCACCTTCCAAACATGGTGCGATTAAGAGTTGGAAACAAGTTCAAATCGGTATAAAAAACGAACAAAAAGGAAAAACCGAAGTGAATGATTCAACGAAGACCGGCAAGAAGGCGGCAGTCAAGAACAAAAACGATACAGAAAACAAGGATGATGCAGTCAAGACAAGCGAGACAACCATCCCTTGGTATTGGTACGCCACCGGCTTTGTGCTGATTGGTATCGTTCTTTTCTTGATACGTTCTCCAACTTTGAAGGTTTTTCGCAAGATATTTTCGTTTTTCTGATGTTATTCGGAAAATTTGTTGTATCTTTGCACCCAGTTCAAACATTGTTGCGATACCCGGAGTTGCGCCGGGGTCAATGTTTATTACGATGCCCCGGCGTTTGTCGGGGCATTTTCGTTTTTACGAGTAACCACTCGGCGGTTTCCGGCATAACAAAAAAATCGACCGGAAAAGTGTTAAATTCCGGTCGATTTCTCTTCATTTTCGTGTACACGATTTGTAACTCATTGATTATCAATGTTGATTGTGGAGCTGGAGGGATTCGAACCCTCGTCCGCACAAGGAAACCATACGCTTTCTACATGCTTATTCCAGCCTTCGGTTTTCGAGGCATGACAGGACCTGGACCACCAATCATACCCTTATCCTCTAAAATTTCATCCATGCAACGAGGCGTACATGAACTATTTCCGATTTACCTGCACCGCTTGATCAACAAGATTCGGAACAACATCCGTTGAGCGATGTCTCGTTCCAGCACCCTGTGCTGGAATAAAGCTAGTTTACTATACTTCGACTAGGCAGCGAGAGCGTAGTTATTTTCGCCAATTAATTTTTTGTTCACTAGGATTTAGGAGGTAGCCAACGAGCCTCCGCATGCTTACGTACCATTTCATCTCGCCGTCAAATCCAGTCAACCCCGAGATTTTTCTGATATTGGGTGCAAAGATAAGGCGAAAATTTGAAATTACCAAATATTTTTCCGGAAAAAGAATGACTAAAAAAGCAAAAAATAGCAGATTTGAGCTTTTGTTTTGA